AGTATCAAGTACATAACTTTTGACTTTTTGTGCTCGGTATTTTACAATGTAAACACGAACTATTTTGGATAATATAGTTAGGCTCCGATCACAGATTTTAATATTTTAATTATTTAAGTTTTACAAACTAAACACGAACACAAATGGATAATATATATGTAACAAATAAAATAATAATAAAATGAATTTACAAACACATTTAAAAGAAGTAAGTAAACAAAACAAATTAATATTAAATAAACTAGTAGAAGAAGAATTAAATAAGATTTTTAAAACAGATTACTATGGAACTAAAGAACAAATCTTTAATGAAAAAGTAATAATGGAAAACGTAATTGTAAAAGAAAATTGTGAAATGAAATATAATGAAAGTATAGAAGAATGGTATTTAAGAATCTATGATTTTACAAAGTAAACACGACCTCAACTGGATAATATATAAGAATTTAAAAATTAAATAATATGTCTACTACTAAACAACTTAAAAAAATAATTTACAAAGTATCTGACAAAAATCACTATAACTACATAGACTCAATAGAGCATGTACTGGACAAGCTAAATAAAATATACTTAAAAGAATTACAATACCAAAGAGAAGTAAATAGATAATAATATGAAATTCACACAAACTGAACTAACTATACTGACTCAAGCATTACAAGACTATGCTAATTCAGACAACGATCCAACAGCCATCGATCAGTGCTGGGGAATATTAAGCAAAATTGATAAAATGATTAATAACTTTAACTAAAAAAGCTTTTAACATACACACAAGCAACGTATTATACCATTCTAACTAAAAACATTAACAAATAAAACACACACACTATGAAATCTAAATTACAAAAGAAACTGGATAGACAAGCCAAACAAACTGAAAAGCAAATGACTTTCTATGGCCTTGGTTCTAAAGGTGTAACAAGAGTAACCTTTGCAAGAAATGCCCACTGGAATCATATTGACACAACTAAAGTCTACTATGCCCATACCAGATTACAAGCTTAACACGATCATAATCGGATAATATAAACGAACAACAAACAAATACACAATGAAAAAAGTACACACTAAAAAAATAACAATTGAGCTTTACTACACTGACAAAGAATTTGATTATCTAATTGACACAGTAATAAAAGTCAATGACAAATATCACTCCAACTATCATCTAACAAACACAAAAGAAATACACAATTTAATAAAAGATATAAAATGAAAGTAGAATTAACACAACAACAAATCGACAGACTTTATTTCAACCTTAAAGATTATGTCAAAACACTGGCTGACGTTGATAGACTAACAGAGCTAACACAAACACAACAAGAATTATTTAAAATAGAATTAGAATTAATTAAAAAATTTAGTAAGCTATGATATTTGAAAGACTACACAATATAGAAGGTAAAATAGATATGATACAAGACCTAAAAATTGAAGGTCTAGGATTAACACTTGACCAACAAGAAAAGCTTCTTGCTATACACAGCCGGTTAATCAACCAGCGTTATGACGAACTAAATAGAATTAAAAAAGAATATATATGTTAGTAGAATACATTGTAGAATTAATAGACAAATGGGAACGCCAAGGCGTCTCTGAAGATGAAATGGTCAAGCGTATATTAAATCGCTGGGACTTTGACGAAAAAGATATAAGAGGAATTATAAACTATAAATAATATGAGAACAAGACGAACAACAATGAATGAGTACATCATCAAACAATTTTTAAGTGATGACATAACTGGATACAATGCAAAATTCAACGGCGAATGGTACTTCTCACTAAAAAATATACCACTGTATGGTGGCAAAGTACTAAAGCTTCGAACTGAAATGGGTGAGCGTATCATCAAATTAACAGACGACAACGTTGCTGATGCTGCATTTGAAATACAACAAACATTATTAAACCTTGATAAAATAATTGAACAAGGCAAAGCGATCGATGAGTATTGCGTCGCTAATCCTTGGACATATTCTGGAACTTAAAACTAAATAACTATGCAAACACTATTTGAATTACAAAACCTCGACACAGGCTTCCTATTAGGAATATTATTAACTGGCGTTACATTAATCTTAACTGAATTATCATGACAACAAAAGATAAACTATATGAATTACGCCAAACAATTGATGACCTTGTAGCGATCGGTCCTGACTACGCACATTTTATGAATGCACAAATAGCACACAAGAATTTAAAAAAGATTAAGAAACTATTAGAATATATTGGATAATGACACATGCAAAATATATAACAGTAATAGACTATAAGCAAGGCAATGTAAATACATACCCAATTGAATTATGGGATATAGAAAACAAAGATATAATTGAAGCATTGCTTGGCTTTGGTCACATATCAACAAATTGTAAATGGATAATACACACAGACGAACCTAAAACACATAACTATGAAAACATTTAACAGATACAAACAAAATTTAAAAAGAATTGGCAACGACATTATATCATATGATACACACGTTGCAGAAATTAAAGACGGTAAACTATACAAACTTAAATGGAATGTAAAAGGTGTTGGCTCATCATCAATAACAACGACAAAGCATATCAACTACGTCGCACAAGAATTAAACCTTGAAATTGTATAATTTGCTATACACTTTTACAAACCTAACACGAACAAACACGGATAATATTAACAAATAACAAACACATGTACAATAAAGAATTAATATCAAACTTAGCTGACAAAATTATTGAAGAAGTTGATGAGCACATTGACAATACAATACACTGGCAGCTTGACTCATCTGAATTTGGTTTAACTGAATTTGATGACCTATATCCACTTGAGCTACAAATCAAACAACAACTATTATTTTCATTAATTAAAAAAGTAACAAAATGACAGACATACAAAAATTAGCAAAACTATTAGGCGTTGAACAAATAACAGATAAATATGTATCTCACGCCGATTTAAGCATAAGCGAATACATGACAGCAGACAATTATGATGTGCATGTAATAACTAACGAAAACGACACTTTAAACTGGGAATCTGATGTATATTACTATCAGCCTTCATTTGAAGACATAATTGATCGTATTAAAGAACTTGATGACTGGGCAGTAGTATGGGTATCTGATTTTGAAACATATTTACCTGAAGACGAAGTCAGTGCTTATATTGAAGAAAAAGAATTAGATTTATTAGAACAATTAAATGTAAAAAATTATGACAACTAAAAAAGAAATGCCTTACGATTTTTGGAACCACGGTATTAATCCGATCTTAGGCTATAAGTATGAACCAATAACAAAGCATACACCACCTAGAAATAAAAATGAATACCGACCTGAAGAAGATTACAACCCTAACACGGAGGATAACGGATAATAATAACGAATAACAAACAAATTAAAATTAAATATTATGAACACACAATTACAAAACTATTTAGATTTACAAAACAAAATCAATCGAATTGAACAATTAACAAATGCTGACTGGGATACACGCTATATGCTTGAAAAGTTTGTACCTACAGTATGGAATGACGGCTTTGACGTGCAAGACATTGTTGACTACATAACAGTTAAGCTGCATGAAGTAATTGATAAGCTTGAAAAAGAAAAAGAAATTATAACAACAAACACAAAATAAAATGGCTGGAAATAAATTTAACACACAATTTGCTATACACAAACCAAAGTTTTATACACTAACGTTCAAAGATCTATACGACGAAGAACGTATAATGACTGGTACGCCTAGTCAAGTTATAAACTACATATTAAACCAGCAACTATAATATACCTTTCATTCATTTGTGTGTTTGTTAAGTTAAGTAGAGCAGCCTTGAACAAATACCAGACATTTTCTGGGGCGGCTTTGCTTAGCTAACAATATTAACGGCACCGAGGGATTGCTGACGAGCGATACATACTAGTTAGAAATACAGGTCATGAGCTGTGCCCTCGGCTATTGGGTGTGATAGGCAGATAGACATTGTTGTCAAGCGAAAGCATTGTTGTCAAGTCTTCTAAACGGAGGTTCGATTCCTCCCACATCCACTAAATTAAATTAAATACTATGACAAATCCAATCGACGATCGAATTGAGGCTAAGCTAATATCTAAAATAGCACATTACAGATTAAGTGTACGTACTCATTTCAGAAACAGACACCACGCTGCCTGGCCCGAGCTATCTTATAAATTAGTTATGGGTGACATTAGCAATCTAAGAGTATGGCTACGTATGGCAGAATTAATTGAACCCATGAAAACAAATCTGCCGTATACAACATATATGGCTAAAGAATTAACACAATGAAAACAAAAATTAAAATGACAATTAATAATCAATATCGAGTGTTTTGGAAAAAGAATGACATATATACTGGGTATAAAGATTTTAATACAGAAAAAGCAGCACTAAACTATATAAAACAAATATCATAATGACAATACAAGAATTAAAACAATATATGGAAAATAAAAAGAAAACTAATGCAGCTAAATGGAAAGCTGAAACTGAAGTACACGGCTATTGTAAGCCATTTACTGATAATGACTATCGTAAAAATCGTGATATAATATTCACTGGTAAAAAACTACATAAAACTAAATTCACTCATAATTCACTTTATAAATTTAAATAAATATGGAAACACCAGAAAAATTAGCAAGACCTGAAAAGATTTTAAATATGGTTCAAAAAGAATTAGATTTAAAAGATATATCAGTTAAAGATCGTACACGGCATATGTCACAAGCTCGTTTTATATACTTTAAATTAGCTAGAAAATATTGTAGATATGCAAGCTTAGCTCGTATAGGCAATGTTGTTAATCGTGACCACGCTACAGTTATCAATGGTCTTAAAAAATTTGAGACTGAAGCTAGATATGACCCATATATGTATGACGTATATGATAAAATATCTAAACATTTAGATATATATTATATCAAACCGGGCCGTGAAGAAAATATAGATATGACTTTTGATAAAGTTTTAGAAAGAATAAGTGTAATAGAAGATAAACTAAATATTAATAAAAATGATTAAATTAACAAAAGAAACAGTACACGTAAATTCAAAAGCTATAAAAAAAGCTAATTATAATTATGACAATAGGATATTAAAGCTTACCTTTGACAACGGAGCAAAATATAATTACCATAAAGTTTCACCAGAAACATTTTTAAGTATGAAATATTCTGAATCTGTTGGTAGTTTTATAAATAAATATATATTAAGGAATTATAGCTTTACACATGATAAATAATATAGTTGAAACAGCTGAAGATATATGGCACTTTGTGCATGGTTTACAGACAACTAACTTTGAAAACCGCCCATTATCAGATGACGAATGTGTTGCTATACACGAAATTATACAAGCCGCTTCTGAAATAGTTAATACTAAAACAGAAATCTACGAATTGTTAAATAAGTAAAATTAATAGTAATATAATAAGAACCGCATGAATTTATCTGACGAAGATATAAATAAAATTGCTGACGCATTATTTGAAAGACTAATGAAGCAACAAGAAAAGTTTGAAAAAGAAAATCATACTTATATTGTTAGCGATGAGTTTGGCAATTCAAAAACAGTAGACGAATCTGAATACTTACATTTTGAACTTATAAAGCTTGAAGAACTTCTTAACATTTATGTAAAAGAAGAACAATATGAAAAAGCAAATATACTTAAAAATAAGATTCGTATAATCAGAGCAAAAATAGAAAGATTATGAAAAAGCCATCAATGGGCGTACTCAATATATTTTATAAGGACACTAAATTTGATTATTTAATTAATCTTGAGGTGCCTGATCACGTACAAGATAAAACAATAGCGGATATACTTAAATATTATCCACCAGATGTACCAATTGAATTTAAAGAATTATATTAAATGAGCTATAAACTATATAAACACCTGCAAACTTCTAACTATAGGGGCATAGCAGAGAATATAAAAAGTTTAACTAAACCAAAAAATTATGATTCTAAAACGCCGAAAAAGTAAACACGTAAGCAAAATTCAAAGTCATATATTTACATTGCATATGAGATTAACTCAAAAAGCAAAAAATATTGATGAACTTAAAGGTAAAGAATTAAATAAAAAAGTTAAAGAACTACAAAGTATTAGTAGTCGCATGAAAGAATACCAAAAATATTTAAAATTAGTTTTATTATAATGGGTAAAACAAAAAATTTATTAAACCATATCACACCAGCTGAATTAGAGGATTTAGAGATCCTTTATGAAATCATCGGACCAGAGTGTGACGATAGCAAATAAAATAATATAAGTAACAGGCTAATGTCGCATAGAAAACTTGATTATTTAAATCGAAGACGCATCATATATCGACGCGGACCAATTACTGACGCTCCTTCTGAATCATTCAGTTGGGGCGATTTTTATCAAGATGGTACGTACGAATGTTATGAGCTCTTCAGAAGTAAGGCTAAAATAACGTCTTACAAATCATTTAAGTGGCATGTACTTGTATTATGGTATTTAAATTTTTCTCTTACTTATGATGATATATTGGAATTGTCGTATTATCTTGCAGATAAAGAAAATGGTTTTATAACTATATCTTTATCTAAAGCGTCAATTAAAAATCTGGTAGATGAAGTTTTTGAAATGGATCTTGAAGAGCCGCCCAAAAACAAAATAAGAAAAATAATATTTAAAGAACATTCAGGATTACAGACGCATGAAAAATTAAGTATAGTTGGTAAAATGATCGGTAAGAAAAAGAAAGCCGATGCACCAGATATTTATGAGGCCATGCTCCATATCCACGAAAGTAATAAAAAAATAACTATTGCTAAAGTGGCTAAAGTATTAAATGTGTCCACTCGTACTGTATATAGAAATATAACAGATGAGATTAAGAATGAAAAGATATTATTAAATGAAGAAATATAATATACAAAACTATGTAAGATATAAAAACGACCTTGACAAATCACTAGCAAGAGACATTCAGAACGAAAGAGAAAAAACAATAATAGAAAACTTACCACTCGTAGAAACAATAGCAAGAAAATTTTCAACATCTGATCAAGCATCAGGAGTGTTAAGTATAAATGATTTAATACAAGAGGGTTCAATAGGATTAATATACGCTGTTGATCGGATTGACTGGGATACTATTACAGATTCAACTGATCCTGAGCGGACATTAAAATCCTTTTTATCTAAACGTATTAAAGGTGCAATACGCAGAGCAATCGATATAAACCGTGGCAATATTCGTATACCAGAACATAAATTAAATGATATGCGAAAAAATTCTGAGCAGGAGAAGAAAACTATTGAATTATTTTTTAATAGTATATTTTCAAGTATTGATAATGATGAAGATAAGTTTATACAAATAGAAGATAAAACAAAAGAATATAATATTGATATTATGAATAAATATCTTCTTGGTATAATGGAAGCCCACTTGAATATAAAGGAGTATGATGTACTTAGAATGAGCTACGGTTTAGATTGTAATAAAATGTCAGCCAAAGAAATTGCAGATAAATTAAAAATAGAAGGAACAGCTGCTTACGTACGCATATCACAAATAAAACGTGATGCTATTAATAAGTTAATAGATAATGTAGATCCAGCGCAAGTAGTTGATTTTATGTAAGTTACAAGTAAATTTTAATCAAATCACGTAATATATATAGTATGACAATTCACGAAAAATTAAGTTTAATTCAACAAGAGTTTAAGTCTAAAAAGTCACGATATAACTCGTTCGGCAAATATAACTTCCGATCTGCCGAAGACATCCTTGAAGCACTTAAACCATTTAACAAAAAGTATAAAGTATACTTTACTGTTAATGAGACATGGCTAGGCGATGGCGTTATAGAGTCTGTAGCTACTATATTTGATATAGAGGGTGCAAACTTTATTGAAGCTAAAGCTTTAGTTGGTGTAGATTTTAATCAAAAAGGAATGCAAGTACCTCAGCAATTTGGTTCAGCATCTTCTTATGGTAAAAAATATGCATTAGGTAATTTATTGTTAATAGATGATACAGCTGATGCTGATGCAACTAATACGCATGGCAAGCAATCAAAACCTAGATTAATAAAAGGCACGGATAATTGGACAAAAGCAATTAGCTTTATGGAATCAGGGGGAGCATTAAAAGCAATAATGAGTAAATATGATGTGTCCTCAGATGACATACTAACACTAAAAGTACATGAACCAAAGTGAAATAATTGAACAGCTTAAAGATGACGAAAATTATTATGGTAAATTTGGTCGTCAATATTTAAGTAATTCAGACATTTCCGTATTATTAAGTAATCCGTTAAATTTTAAAAGGCCTTCGCCATCTAGCTCAGCTTTTTTAATAGGGGGTTATTTTCATACATGCATTTTAGAGCCTGATAAATTAAAAAAATATAAGGTTATAGAATCTTCAACACGTAATACAAAAGTATACAAAGAATTATCCGGTGGTGAGCTTTGTTTATTACAGCATGAAGTTGATATGATAGAAGTAATGCGAGACAAATTATTTGCAAATTCTATTTGTAAAGAATTTATTCAAAATGAAAATAATGATTATGAGCAACCTGGTATTGTAGAATTAGAAGGCAATATGTGGAAAGGTAAAGCTGATATAATAAACCATAGCGAAAAGCTAATAATTGATTTAAAAACAACTAATGATATTACAAAATTTAAATCAAGTGCTTATCGTTATAATTATGATAGTCAAGCATATATATATAGAAAAATGTTTGATTACGATTTTTTATTCATAGCTATAGATAAAAATACGCATCAAATTGGTATCTTTGATTGTTCAGATAGGTTTTATGAAACTGGTTTGGATAAAGTAAAGAGAGCAACTGAAGTTTATGAGTTATTCTATAAGACAGATGGATTCGATCCATCACAATATTTTTTAACTAAAACACTTTAATTTTATTTATTATGGCACGTACTAAAAAAAGAACCTGCAATGTAACAGGAATTACAACAAGTGAAAACAATTTTTACAATGGGCATAGCCACGTAAAAGCAGTAGATAATCTACGCCGCATGACTGGTGCAAATAAAGATCAGTTACGCAGAATGTTTAATCAATTAGCTACATATTAAAATGGCTGGAATAATCAAAACAAGTATTAATTTAAGTAACATACCTAAAGATAAAATTATCGAAGGTAAAAAGGGTAAATACTTACCTATTACTATAACTGTAAATGATGAACTTGATCAGTTTGGTAATCAAGGGCCTGTTATTGTATCGCAATCTAAAGAAGAACGCGATGCTAAAACAGAAAAAGTTTATTTAGGTAATGCTCAAGTTGTTTGGACTAATGGACAATTTCCATCTCCACCACCTCGTGATGGCCAAGCACCTCAGCAAGCATCAATGCAAGCTCAATCAGTAGCACAAGAGGACGACTTACCATTTTAAAATATGCAAGTAAACAATACGGAGATCAATGGATTCTTGATTGATACATTCAATCAGTATGATCTACAGGTGGGAAAAACGCAGGGGATTTGTCCCCTGTGTTCATTTGATAGAAAACCTGAAAATAAGAAACAAAAGTGTGCTTCTTATGATTGGGAACGGGGTCTCGGTACTTGCCACAATTGTAACAGTACTTTTCAGCTTCATACTTACCAACGTAAAAATGATGCTCGTAAAGTTTATGTTATGCCTGAACCAAAACAGGTTGAATTACCTGGAACTAAAATTCAGGAATGGTTTAAAGATCGTGGAATAACTCAAAAAACCCTTAGTGATTTAAAAGTTACTGAGGGTCCTGAGTTTATGCCGCAGACTGGCAAAGCTGAAAATGCTATACATTTTAATTACTACATAGGTAATGATCTTATAAATGTAAAATACCGAGATGCTAGAAAGAATTTTAAATTATATAAGGGGGCCGAAAAAATATTTTATAATATTAATAATATTATTGGTTATGAATATTGTATTATTGTGGAAGGCGAGATTGATGTTCTTAGCTTTTATGAAGCTGGTATACCTAATGCAGTATCTGTCCCCAATGGAGCTACATTAAATTCAAATAATTTAGAATACCTTGACAATTGTATAGATTATTTTAATGATAAAGAAAAAATAATTTTAGCTGTTGATCAAGATGAACCTGGTCAAGCTTTACAACAAGAATTAATAAGAAGATTAGGTGCTGAGGTTTGTTATTTAGCAAACTTTGAAGACTGTAAAGACGCAAACGAATATTTATTAAAATATGGAAAAGAAAGACTGGCACAGTGTATTACCAAAGCGAAACCCGTGCCACTTGAAAATGTCACTACATTCAAAGACATTGAAGCAGAAATTACAGATTTTGTACAAAATGGGTTTAAAAAAGGCTACCAAGTGGGTTTATCAAATTTTGATAATATATTTTCAACTTACACTGGTCAGTTTATTACAGTCACTGGTATTCCGTCTTCCGGTAAAAGTGACTTTGTGGATCAAATGGTTGTGGGATATAATGCTAACTACGGCTGGAAAACGGCTTTTGCTTCACCGGAAAATGCGCCAACATATTTGCATGCTCATAAACTCATGCGAAAAGTATGGCAAGGAATGCCAGGCAAACATGAAATAGGTAGTCAAAAGTGGGAACAAGTAGCTAATCATGTAAATGACAACTTCTTTTTTATAGATATGGAGCGATATACGCTTGAAGCTGTATTAAAGAAAGGAGCGGAGCTTGTAAAAAGAAAAGGAATTAAATGTTTAGTAATAGATCCATTTAATAAGATTAGAGACATTGATGCTAAAACAGAGGATGTTAATAGGTATACAATGGAATATCTTACTAAAATTGAAATATTTGCTAAAAAATTTGATGTCCTTGTTATTGTAGTTGCACATCCAACAAAAATGTATAAAGATTCAAATGGAAAAATTGAAGAACCAACTATGTATAATATTAAAGGAGGTGGTGAGTGGTATGATGCTTCTTATCATGGTCTTCTTGTTCACAGGGATTACGATAATAAAACAGTTAAAGCAAAAGTTCTTAAAGTTAAATTTCAAAATTTAGGTGAGAACGGAGCTGAAGCTCATTTTAAATGGGAGCCAAAGTCAGGCTGTTTTATTCCGCACGAACCTTTAGTAAGTGAAGAAGAAAAAATGCCCTGGGATTAATGGCAAAGAAAAAAGAAACTTGGATGCCTTATTATAATCCTAATGCTGATGAAGTAAAGGCAAGAGACTTTTGTATTAAAAATAATATAAGAATTTCACCATTGGGTATTAAAAATGAACCTAATAAATGGAGAATTGGTATTAGTATTGGACCTTATAAAAAAGGTGAAAAACCAAATGTAGCACCAAGTATATATGATAAAGATACTATTTGGATAGAATATTATAACTTTTGTAAATATTATTATGATAAATATAGATGAAGAATATAGAGGGTTATTGTCAGGAGTCTGGCATAGCGGTAAAGATAAAGAAGATCGTACGGGCGTTGGTACAAAATCTGTATTTGGCCGTACAATCCGTCACGATATGGCTTTGGGTTTTCCTCTTATTACAACCAAAAAAATCAATTTCAATGCTGCCCTTACGGAGATTTTATGGATATTGCAGGGCAGGACTGATATTAAATATCTTACTGACAATGGGGTTAATTATTGGACTCCCAACTATGAAGCATCAGGCAGAACTGATGGAACTCTTGGTAAAGTATACGGTTATCAATGGAGAAATTTCAATGGGACTGATCAATTGTTATCTTTATTATTGGACATTCAAGATAATCCGTCTTCGAGAAGACTTATGGTTAATGCCTGGAATCCTGCTGATCTCAATGATATGGCATTGCCTCCTTGTCATTATGGTTTTCAAGTATATATAAATAATGGTATTATGGATCTTATGTGGCAACAAAGATCTGTTGATGTATTTTTAGGTTTGCCTTATGATATAGCTATGTACGGATTGTTATTAGAAATGCTTGCTAAGGGCAATGGATATAAAGCTGGACAATTGATTGGGCAATTAGGTGATTGTCATTTATATAATAATCATTTAGATCAAGCAAGCTTGCAATTAGCAAGAGAACCTAAAAAGTTACCAACTTTAGAAATAAAATTTGGTTTAAAGGTTGAAAAGGGGGCAGGAAACTTTATCTTTATACCAGCAAATAATATGTTTAAATTAAATAACTATGAGCCACACGGACAAATCAAAGCACCCCTCGCGGTCTAAACTTTGGTTTCAAAAATCAAATTATATGGGAAAATTTTTAAGTAAAGAAAGTAATAAAATAATAAATCAAATAAATAAAAAAAATATGAAAAATTTAATTTTTACGCTTTTATTAGCACCTACACTATCTTTTGCTCAAATGCAATATAATAATGCATTATCATTTCAAAATACGTTAAGATCATATTATGATTTACAACCGTTATCGTATAATAATAATTTAGCAATACATGCACAACAATGGGCAGATTATATGGCAGAAACAGATACTTTTAAAGTAAGTACTGATACATATGGAGAAAATATATTTTCAATTGCAAAAAATTATATATTAGAAAAAAATAAAGATGTTCTTTTAGAGGCATCTTTAAATTGGATGTTAGAACCAACAGATGATCTTTCAACATATTATCAAATAATGTATCCTGAAGCAACTAATATAGGCTTTGGAATATCAGAAAGCGATGAATATATTTATGTAGTTGCTAAGTACGATAAATTATATAAATAATATGTATTATATTTATCATATTCCTGGTAAAAAAATTGGCGTTGCACGTAATCTTAATAAAAGAGTTACGCAGGTGCAGGGCTATAAGCCTGATGAATATGAAGTTCTTGATTCTTCTGATGATATAGATTATATATCTCAAAAGGAAATAGAACTTCAAAAGTCTTATGGATATAAGATAGATAGACAATTGTATAAAAATTTATTTAAATCAAAAATGAAATTAAATATAACAGAGCAAACAACTACATTTCCATTTCCGGAATCAGAGTTACCTGCTGTTTTAAATAAGAACAGAGGATTAAAATGGAATACGTCTTTAGGCGAATTTGAATTAAATTCAGAGTCTATATTATGGATTGTACGTAATGCTAAAAAATCAATGTACAACAATGAACGTTCCTTCATTTATAATAAAGCTTTTTATGAAGCTTTTTTGGCCCAGCCAACGTACAACAAAGAAAACATATTTGGACTCATTAGAGACTGGGCAGACAAGCGTGGCATCTATGATAAAGGAGATCCTAAAACGCAATTAATTAAATTATATGAAGAATCAGGAGAACTCGCCCAGGCGTTACTTAAAAATGATAGAGATGGTATTATTGACGCTATTGGTGATAGTGTTGTTGTTCTTACTAATCTCGCAAACTTGGTCGGTACCGACATTGAAAGCTGTATTCAGTCTGCTTATGATGAAATATCTAATAGAACTGGCAAAATGGTAAATGGTACATTTCAAAAAGACACATTATAATGCGAGATAAAATAATTGAACAAGTAATAAATAAAATTAAATCCAGATCAGATGTTGGATTTAAAAAGTATAAAGTTACTTTAGCTGATGATGATCAACCTCTTGATACATGGTTACAACACCTACAAGAAGAATTAATGGATGCTGTTAACTATCTTGAAAAAGCACGTATGGTATTAAGAGATGAGATTGAAGAATGTTATATAAGAGATGCGAAAGAAGATTAGAAAAAGAGGGCCCGTTAGAGCTAAAAAAATTAGTTATGACGGGCATAATTTTGCTTCAGGCTTAGAACGATATATGTATATGGGCTTAAAGAAAGCAAAAATTAAAGCTAAATATGAAGGGGAAACATTTGTTCTTGTAAACGGTTTTCATTTTGAAAATGAAGCTTATGAAAGACAAGCTAATGGTAAAGGTGAAATGGTAAATAGAGGGAAAAAAAGAATATTACCAATTAAATATACACCAGACTTTATAGGTGAAAATTTTATAATAGAAACTAAAGGTAGAGCTAATGAATCTTTTCCAATTAGATGGAAACTATTTAAAAAATTAGTTACAGAGCAATTTCCTGAATATACTTTATATAAACCACAAAATCAAAAAGAATGCGACAGGGTAATAGAATTAATCCTCAACAAGCAAAAAAAATAGCCCGCATAAAATACGCTGAACGCCAAATTGAAAAGTGGATTAAGTGGTCTATTAATAATAGAGGATATATAAAATACAAAGAACTTGTAGAGATACAGGAACAATATAATATAAAATGTTATGGCTAAAATAATAAGTGGAAATTATTTAAAAAAACCAAAAGTAAGAAGACCCGGAGTACATGCTAAAAGCAAAACATCCGGCTTAAAGTCTTCTAAAAATTATGTTAAACTTTACAGAGGACAAGGAAAATGAATATACCAAACTGGGAACTTAGTATTGGTTTTTATCCTGGCATTTTGTTAGGAATTAGATCTTATGTTGAGCAAGATTATGTTCAGCATGTGTTATATTTACCATTAATAGATATATGTTTAGAAGTAGATAGAAATTAATATGGGATTATTTGATGAAAGAATACCGTACAAGCCGTTCGAATATCCAGAGTACTATACTGAGGGATGGCTTAAACAAGCTCAAGCATTCTGGTTACATACCGAAATCCCGATGTCAGGTGACGTCAAGGATTGGAACGAAAAACTTACAGAATCAGAAAAGAACTTGGTTGGAAATATCTTATTGGGTTTTGCGCAGACGGAGTGTGCCGTTTCTGATTACTGGACACAAAAAGTTGTGTCGTGGTTTCCAAAACATGAGATACAGCAAATGGCTATGATGTTTGGTTCGCAAGAAACCATTCATGCTGTAGCATATAGTTATTTAAATGAAACATTAGGACTTGAAAATTTTGAAGCATTTTTACATGAACCCGCAACTGCGGAACGGTTTGAGAATCTTATTAGCTATAGTGGTAATGATCCTGTTGGGATTGGCCGTTCGCTAGCAATATTTAGTGCATTTGCAGAAGGTGTAAGTTTATATTCTGCGTTTGCTGTTTTATATAGCTTTCAAATGCGTAATCTTTTGAAAGGAATTGGTCAACAAATGAAATGGAGTGTACGCGATGAATCACTTCATAGTAAAATGGGTTGTCAATTATTTAGACATATGTGTGAAGAAATTCCAACACTATTAGAAGATTGCAGAGAAGATGTTATTAAAGCAGCAGAAACAATGCTCACCGCAGAAGAGCGATATATTGACAAAATGTTTGAACAAGGAGATATTGAAAACCTTAAAGCCAACGATCTCAAACAATTTATTAGAAAAAGACTTAATGAAAAATTGCAAGAACTTGGTTACTTGGACCTCGGGCAATACTTTACGTTTAACGAAAAAGGAGCAGCAAATCTTGACTGGTTCTATCATCTTACCGGGGGGCACACTCATACTGATTTTTTTGCTATTCGCCCAACTGATTATTCCAAAGCAAATGAGGGAGAAGATTTTGAAGATATTTGGTAAAAAAAATATGAAAAGGTATTGGAATAAATTTTTAAATTGGTTAATACCAAACAGAAGAACAAAAATCCTAATTAAAATGATAAGACACGCAGAAAAATTAGGATTATATGATGAAAAATATGAGAAAATGTAATAAGTGTCATAAAGAAAAAGATACCTCTAAATTTAGATATGGCAAACGCACTTGTAAAAAATGTGAATATAGATTTAAACAAAGATTTTTACGTACATTAGTACAAGATAGAAGATTATCAGCTACTGAAAGAATAGCTAATAGATTGGGTTATATGGGAACTGCTTTTATAATGATGTCACCATACTTACTTAATTATGGCTATATAGGCGGTGTAACATACGTTATTGGTGGTGTATTATCAATGCCTCAAGTATGGGTTGCTAAGCAATGGAATTTAGTAGCTGTTAATTTAAATGTAACAATAGGATATTTAATTTATTTATATAATGTATAATGAAAGAAAGCAAATTAATAGAGATGTGGAACAGGATAGAGACCCTTGGTTCCGTAGTACAGCAAATAACTCAAGAGATGCACAATCTCAAAGATTTATCTATTGGGACGATGGGCCTGATAAAAAAACTTCCTGATTATGATAAAGCAATAGAAGCTTTAACAGAAGATCTTAAAAAAGAAAAAGAAAATAAAGATGTGGAATAACGACTGGAAAAAAGGTGAAGACTATCCTTCTTGGGGTGATACTGATGTATATAAGAAAACTATATCAGGCGGTTATTTATTACCATATGAAACACCTAAAGATGCATATTGGCGTGTAGCTAATGCAGTTGCAAAGCGTTTATACAAGCCAGAACTTGCAGAAAAGTTTTTCCAGTATATTTGGGATGGTTGGCTATGTTTAGCCTCACCAGTGCTTTCTAATACAGGTACAGATAGAGGTTTACCTATTAGTTGTTTTGGTATTGATGTTGGCGATAGTATTCATGATATAGGACAAAAGAATTTAGAAATGATGCTCTTAGCCAAGCATGGCGGCGGTGTTGGTATTGGAGTTAATATGATCAGACCCGCTGGATCTAAAATTACAGGTAATGGAACATCTGATGGAGTGGTGCCATTTTGCAAGATATACGATTCAACAATACTTGCCACTAATCAAGGATCTGTCCGCAGAGGAGCTGCGTCAGTTAATATCAATATTGATCATGCCGACTTTGAAGAATGGCTGGAGATCAGAGAACCCAAAGGAGATGTCAACAGGCAGTCCCTTAATTTACACCAGTGCGTTGTGGTCGGTGACAAGTTTATGCGAAGACTTGAACAAGGAGATACGGATGCTAGACGTAAATGGGGAAAACTATTACAAAAACGTAAAGCAACTGGAGAACCTTATATTTTATTTAAGGGAAATACAAACAAAGCAAACCCAGATGCATACAAATCAAATGGGCTCAAAGTTCATATGACAAATATATGCAGTGAAATTACATTGCATACGGATGAATCGCATAGTTTTGTTTGTTGTTTATCTTCATTAAATTTAGCTAAATATAATGAATGGAAAAATACTAATTTAGTATATGATGCTATTTGGTTTTTAGATGGAGTATTGGAGGAGTTTATACAAAAAGCAAAAAATATGCGAGGCTTTGATAATGCTGTTAGATCAGCTGAAAAAGGCAGAGCATTAGGTTTAGGTGTATTAGGCTGGCATACTTTATTACAACAAAATGGTATTGCTTTCGAAGGATTATTAGCACAATTTAAAACACGTGAAATTTTTAGCAAAATTAAGATTGAGTCTGAAAGAGCATCGCGAAAACTTGCAGAGGTATATGGGGAGCCCTTATGGTGTGCGGGTACTGGCATGCGCAACACTCATCTTCGGGCTGTGGCCCCTACAGTCTCTAATAGTAAGCTTAGTGGTAACGTATCTCCTGGAATTGAACCTTGGGCTGCTAACGTATTTACAGAACAAAGTGCTAAAGGAACATTTATTAGAAAAAATAATGAACTTAAAAAAGTATTTAGAAAAGTTGGTATTGAAACTAAAGAAACTTGGGATAAAGTTTTGGAAGATGGTGGATCCATTCAAGGAATTAAGGAACTCGATGGATGGTTTTACGACCACCTTGGAAGATTAAATCAAGAAGAAGGTGAGCCTGTAAAAAATGTATTTAAAACTTTTAAAGAAATCAATCAACTAGAATTAGTTAGTCAAGCTGGTATACGTCAAGATTATATAGATCAAGCAGTGAGTTTAAACCTTGCGTTTCCTTCTGTTGCAGATCCTAAGTGGATAAACAAAGTTCACTTAGAGGCATGGAAGCGTGGTATTAAAACACTATACTATATGAGAACGGAATCAGTATTGCGTGGCGATATTGCAGCCAAGGCAATGGACCCTGATTGTATTAGTTGTGATGGGTAATAATTAAGGGGAAAGCTTTTGGCAATCCCCTTTTTATTTACTTTTTATTTTCCATAGCTTTTTTAGCCATGTATCGATCATCATGTTCAAGAGCCGCTTTCAAAATAATCTTATCCATAACATTATCTTGATTGTCTAGCATTTGTTTTTGAAGATTAATAACCATAGCTTCTAAATTGTCTTTTGCTTTTACAAGCATATCAATTTGGTTATTTTTCTTTTCGACTTCATTTTTAAGTGCATTTATATCATCTGGTTTAGCTCCAGTAATGGTACTCACTACAAGACCAATACTTGCACTGATTGTACCAATAAGCATCATAACCACTTCTTTATTTGTATCTAATACAGGAAATTGTATAAGTGCTACAATAATTCCTATAACAAATAAAAATATAAATAAACTTCCTACATAATGTCTTATTTCGCGCGCAACGCCGTTCTTAGGTAATGCCATAATTTATTTTTTCTTTTTTAGTTTTTCTGTTATCTGTATAAGAGTATATACGAGTGTTGCTGTTAAAACTAAAGTAGATAAAATTGGATTAATTTCACTAATCATTCCTCCGGTTAATGCCGAGATACTTATTCCATATATTTTCAAATCTTCAACCATTTTAGTATTTGCAAGATGCTTTCATTGTTAGTGGGCTAACTCTTTTTGGTTTGCCAGGTGGCTGCCCTAAATTTGTTTTTTCTCTTATTTTACTTCTTTTTTCTGCAGCTGTCATTTCACTAGCAGTCTTAGGTGTTTTACTTGATATTCTTTTTTTGGGTCTGCAATATGGCACTCCACGATCTTCACCTTTACTTCTACCGCATGGTTTACCTGTACGTACATCTGTCCATTCTTCTTTAAACCAACGTTTAAGTGACGCTCCTTTTTCGGTTTTACGTACAGCCATTATCTTATATTACCTTTTCTTTTTCTACATTTTGCAATATAACCCGATGCATAAGCTGATGGAAATACTCTATATTTAGCTTTTGCTTTTCTGTAACATGCATCCTTAAGTTTTAAAGGTGTTGATGTTTTACTTGTTATAGGTTTCATTTCCTTTTCATTAATTTTTTAAGATTGTTATTTCTTTTCATTAAATTTTGTAACTGCTTTGTAGTTAAATTTTTTTGAGGAGTTTTGTTTTCAATCATATTAAGATCCCATTCACTCCACCCGAGTGATAATGCAATTGATTGCCATAATTCTGTTTCAGGTTGCATTGCTGTATAAATATGATCTGCTTTTTGTACAACACGATCAGCAGGTAAATTTGTTAAAGCTGATATAACTTTACCACCGGCTAAAAATGCAGGATTTTCTAAACTAAATCCTTCAGTAAATACTTTTTCTTTTGATTGCTTATACGTAAAAGTTTTACCGGCAGATTCAAGTTTTCTTAATTTAGAATTTATCGGAGGTGATATTGCTGTTGCTTCAATAGCTATTTTACTATAATCAGGTCTACCAGATTTTTGTTGATCTATAATTTCAAGGACCATATTTTTTAAAGTAGCCGCCGCTGCCCCGTAAACACCAACCCCGCGTAATAAAGTATCTAAACTACTATTACCTATTCTAAATAATCTTGATTTTTGTTTATCATCATCTTCATCATCAAATAATAAAGCAAATAATCCTTGCTGTAAAGCAGAGAATATAATATTCTGTATTACACTATAATACATAATCTTACTCATATTTGTCTTCCAATCTCCGCGCCCATTAATTAAATCTAATGTGGCTTTTTTAGTTAAGCGGGCATATTGCATAGGTGTGTTACCAAAAGCTAATATAAGACGTCCTAGTGAGCTTGCTTGTTGTAATGATATACGATCAGGTCGTGCAGACTGCTGTGTTTCTTCTGCAATTTCTTGAAAATCAGTAAATGCTTTAGCTTTAGCATCTTGTTCTGACATCCCTTCTTTTAAATATGTTTTTATTCTATTGCGATAGAATGTTGCTCCACCAGATGCAATTGCAAATGAATCAGCTATTTGCGTTGGTGTAAATCCAAATTTTAATAAAGCACTTAATACTGCCCTTGCTGTATTTTTAGCGCCTTTAGCCGCTCTAGCAATTTCATCAGCGTTAACATCGGTTTGTAATCCAGATCTTCTTTGCTTTAAAAAGTCAGAATTAAATAATTCAGAAAAATCATTCCAATATTGTTTTTGATTGAAAAATGCAACACCAGCATTGATTGGATTATTATCTGTAAAGTTTATAAAGTTAACAGCCGATAATGTTTGAAGTACTGCAGATCTAGCATTAAAGAACATTATTGCACCAACAGAATTATTAGTCCAATCCATAAATTGTCTTTCAACTTTACTTATACCAAACTTACGGTTTGTACCCGTACGCATTCTATAAAGTATATCTTCTAATGCTTCAATATAATTATCTCCATATAAAGCTCTTAGCTTTTCTTTGTTTTGATCAGAAAATATTTCATCAACATTTTCTTTCCATTCAGTTAAAAATTCACTACGTTTAACATTGTTTATATATGATACAATGTCTGTAGTAATGTCACCTGAATCCCAATTCGTAGCCGGCTCTGGATAACCTTCTGGGTTTAAAGCCATTAGTCTTTCGGCAAATGCTTTTAGTTCAGGATTTTTTCTAACTATTTTTAAATTTTCATTTACAAATGCTGCACCGCCTTTTACACCTGGTATTTCCATACCTTGTGTTCTCCATATATATAACCTAACAGCATCTTGATTAGTAAGTCCAGTAGCATTCTTTTTATCCAAACCACCAGGCACATCTTTTTTAGCTTCTTTTTTAAGGATTTGCCATTCGCGTAAAGCTTTTTGTTTTGCAGCTTCATATTGTTGAATACCGCGAGAAAATGGTCTAAGTAAGTTTTCTTTATACCATTCCATTTGCTGTTCACCAACTTTTTTATCAGCTAAAGTTGTGTATAATAATCCAACAAAATCATCGGCAGAATAAGGTATAAAAAACTTTTTACCTTTACCTTTACCCATTATACGAGCTTGAACAGGTGAAAAACGTGTTTTCCAATCTATACCTGTTGACTGCTCTAATATTTTATTAAAATCTCTATTTAATGATTTAGATTCTCTTGTTACAAAATTAGAAGCAATATTACCATCAATAGTGGCATTATTATTTGAATAATTTATATATACTATTTTATTTAAATCAATATTAGAAGCAATATACCTATCAACCCATTTTTTCCAATTTTTTGGCATTACATGGGCATAGCCTGCTTCATTAATTTTTTTGGAGTCAGTAATAGACATTGCTATTAAAACATAATTTTCTTTAGACTTTTTAAGATAATCTAAAAAACCTTTTTTATTTTTATTTTTAGCAAAGCGCTTAGCGGCATCTAATACTCTTTTCCATTGAATATGATTTTGTACAGCATGCTCATATTCAAAAGTTCTTACTATTGGAATTTGTTTTTTGCCTTGTTTTGTATAAATAGTTTTTAATATTTTATTTCCATTTTTATCTGTTAAAAAATCTTCTAAAGCAGTAGGATCAAAACCTAAAAATGTAGCGCCTAATCTATGCCAATGAGAAACATCATCATTAGAAGTTTGCAAAGTTGATTCAAGAAAATCAAACATATTAGAGTCTTCTTCTAATATATCATAATATTTTTCCCACATATTATCATATATTCTTGAATATGTATTTTGTAATTTAAATATATTGCCGTTTTTTATATTATTAAAAATTTCCGTAGCATTACGCCCGAATTTTTTAGCTGGATTTCCAAATGACTCTTTGGGCTTTAATATATTAAAATCAGTTTTTGCTTCATAAGCTATTATTGATTCTTTAAGGTTATTTATTTTTTCTCTTAATATTTGTTTTTCTTTATTTGTTAATTTATCAAAGCCTTTAATTCTTTTTTCACTTATTATATAAGATGGTCTTTGAGATCCTAATTTAGTTTTAATATTACCAATTTTATCTTGTAAAACCTTTGCCCCTTCATAATTAGCATTACTCCATTCCGCCCATCCCTGAGGAGTTAATAATTTTTTGGCAGTAACATTAAATTTTGAATTTGAATTTGAAAATCTTATTGGGGGAGGTGTTGTAATTTGTGGCTCAACATTAAAAGCTTTAGGGTTATAAGCTATAAATATTGTTTCTGAACCATCTGGTACGGTGGCTTGATAATCATATGTTTTCCATCCTAATTCATTAGCAAACTTTTGATTTAAAGATCTATATAATCTTTTTCTACTTTCTTCTTTAGCAGTAAATGTTATAGAATTTAATTTTTCTTTTTTAATTAAATCTATAGTAGCATTAGCTACAGTCCCCAATACTTTAAACTGATTAGTAAGGCCTTTTAATGCATATCCTGTTATATTAACCCTTTGCGTAGTTGCGGACGCAAAAGTCATACCCCATGATTTTGGATCATTATTAATGGCTCCATCTTCAATGCCTTCTGTTTGCTCAAATATGTCGTAATTATAATTTAAAGGATCTTTAAATGCGTTTATTTCATAATCTATTTCACCTACTTTAAATTTATATATTCCTCTGCTCTCATCAAGCGGGTTTAATTGATCTGCCGTCCATTTGCCATCTGCTTTAGTTGTTAAACTAAATCTAATATTAGCAGGATCTGCTTCATAAATTATATTATCAGATAATAAAGAATATTTATTAGATAAACTATTTAAATTATTTTTATCTAGTATCTTAGCTAATTCTTGTTGTTCTAAATTATATTCTTCTTTAGCTATATTGGGCAAACTTTTAGAAAATTTAAAGTCTTCAGCTCTATCTATTTGTTTAGCTATAATAGCTTTAAAGTTTTCAGGTAATACTTCACCTGTTATACCAGCTATGTCTTGATATTTATTTATTACATCAGGACTTTGCAAAATTTCCATTGTAGCATCAAATGCAATTTCTTCTGCAACTGCTTCAACTATTGCTGTTTTTCTAGTGCCTTGAGTTGATCTTCCAACATCTGTACCTAAAAAGTATTTAACCCATTCTGCTGGAGTAATTTTCTTTTTAGTATATACTTTATTACCTTCAGCGGTTTTTTCTCTTACATGCTTACCATTCTTATCAAGTACCGGCTCCTGAAAATCTTTAAATCTTCTATTAATTAAAGACTGGGGTAATTTATTATATATAGACTGAAAATTATTACGTAAAAAAGATTCATAGTCAGCTTGCTTACCAACAAACTTAGCTAATGGCTTTTTAAGCTCAATTCTAAATCTTCTTTGTAATTCTAATCTAAACTTAGGATCTTGTGGATTTGGAAGTTTAGTCCCAAATGTTTTTATTACAGCGTTTTTAACGGCATTTACAAGCTCTTCAGGAAGTCCAATTTCTTTTCGCAAGCTTTTTATTTCATCAGCTATTTTGGCTTCATCAGCAGCTTCTATAGTTTCTTCAGTAGCAGTATCTGTTATTCCCTTAGCTTCGGTTACATCTAATGTAAATTCTGTATTTAATATACGGTTTGCAGCTTCAATAGCTCTTGCTGGTAAAAATTTATTTATAAATCCAGCTAGTGGTGCACCTTTAGCTTTTTCAGGTGTGTAGCTCATGATCATATCAAGTATACCCCGCTTACCAGTTTCTATTTCATCTCTTAATAATTGAAATTCAAATCCAGGAACATCTTTATATCTGTTTACTATTTTATTTGTTATAGGCCTAAACTCATCTATAATATCCATAGCATTAGCCGCCCCTTGCGCTTCGTATATTTCCTGTACTTTTTCTGAAGCTACCGACTTTGATTCTCTAACATCTTTTTGAATAGCTTTTCCTATTTTATCAGATGTAATATCAATACCAAGCTGTTTAAACTTTAGATTATTAACATTTTTAGTATAATTTCTTAAAAAATCAAAAACATCTTTCCCTGTTTCTAATTTAACCGAACCAAATCCAAAACTATTTAAAAGACGAGTTGCTGAATTTTTTATTTTATCAGTAATACTTTCATCAACTATTATTTTTTCTCTAGCTATAATATCTGAAAAAAGATTTAAATATTCTTCTAAAGGCGCTTCACCTTCATAAGCTTTTTCAAGTCTTTGCTCTATTCTTTCTAGTATTTCTGGCTGAGTTTGTTTTAAATAATCTTTAAAGCTGTTTACTAGTGGACCTAAAGATTCATCGCTAACATTAAACCGTTTAGCCATGACATAATGTAATAGTTCGTGGCCTAATACATTTGTTTGTTCTGTAGCTGCTGAAATATCTTTATTTATAAATATATTATTTCCATCAAAAAATATAGCGTCGGATGCACTTTTTTTACCAGTTACCGCTTTTGATACTTGCTGAAATACTTCATTAGAAATATTTTGTATATTTATGTTTTTTAAAACTTTTTTAGCAACTCCAACTGCTTCTGCTATACTAACTCCGCTTTTAATTATTCTTGAAAGAGCTTGCTCATCTTCTATATTTATATTATCTTTACCTAATATGGCCTGCATTTCAGAATAAGCACCGTCTAAAAGTATTTGTGCTTCTTTTTGGGCTTGATTAGTATATTTAGCATTACCTATAATATCTAATTGAGAATTAGTTTCATCTACTAATCTTGCATATTCTATTTTTTCTGCTCTAGTTAAACCATCCCAAACTTTAGCTAACCTTTCTGCTCTACCATTTAAACGTTGTTCTAATACTTCTATTTTATTTTTAAAATATGCTTTTTTATTATCAGGCGCGTTTTGATAGTCTCTTGCTGCACGATCAATATTTCTACTAATTTCTTTTTGTTCAGCTCTCCATTCTTTAGGTGCAATTATAGCCATTGCTGCTTTTTTTCTGTCACCAGTTAATGCTACTTGAGTACCAACCGTTCCAGCCGTAATACCACCACCCATTAATCCTCCAACTACTCCGCTATGAATAATTGTTCGCCAATATTGTGCAGCTTCTATTTCGTCGTCAAAAAACATTTCATCAGCTGCTAATTGTGTAACCCCTGTCAATGCTTCTGTGCCAGCCTCTATTGCCGCTTGCCCGGTTATTCCTAATATTTTGCGAAGAGCATAAGGAATTCCAGTGCGTGTCATTTCTTTAACAGCTTTTTCTGTCATTCCTTTTGAAGCAGCCTTTGTTAATGTTTTAAAAGTTTTACCACCAAGCAATTCAAATACAGCTTCAGCACTACCTTTTATAAAAGCATTTTTCAACATTGCCATTCCAGTTTCTTCTGGTCTTTCTTTTAAATTTCTTTCAAATTCTGATCCAAATGTTCCAATACCTATTATAGCTGAACCACCACCGGGTATTATATATGATAAAACCGTAGAAGGCAAAGAACCTATTGCTTCACTAATAAATTGTTGGGCTGATTCACTTTTTCTACCGGCTTGCCATAAGCCTATAGCGTCTAATTCATTTCCTTGCTCATCATATTTTTTTTCTCGAATATTTCTAAGAGCATCAACTCCCTCATAAACCTCTGACATGTCTATTCTTTGTTCCCGAGATATTCTATCAAAAGTTTCATTACTTATTCCAGACAATCCTAATTCATATAATATTTCAGCAGTATCTACAACCCCTGCCCCTAATTCGGTTGTCATAGCTGTCCAATCGGCTAATACGGGTATCATAAAGTCAGGCATAATACTAGCTATAGGATTAGCCATTGCCATTGACTTCCTTGTAGCATCTATCCTTAATTCAGATGGAGTTTTTTTGCGAGGAGGTGTTATTAATGTAGAATCAGTTGTTCCTGTTTGAGGTGATTCCAAAGAAATATCTACCGATGGTGATTCCGTAACGGTCAACTCGGGTGCTGCAGTTTCCTCCACATCCGCACCCGGTGATGTGGGAGTTGTCTTTCCCAATTCTTTAAATTTATATTTTTGGACATAATCATCGAACATCATACCCGACTTATAAGCCGCAGCTTGAACTTGTTCTAACGTATATTGGTTTCCGTCTAATTCGAACATATTATATTATTTTTTATTTATAGGCATACCGGATGTATCTACATTAGCATATTTATCTGCCATGTATTTATTGAAAAAATATTTTTGACCTTCTGGGCTTAACCCCGGTGTATTCTTAAGTATTAAATCATAAATATCATCAGGATTATTATAATCTATTTGCAATGGCTGTCCTTTATAAAAAGCTAAAGCATCACCATTCATAGTATTAAACATATCCGTAAGTTGTTGAGAGGACAGATTTTTTAAACTATCTATTGTTTGAGCGTTAGCTTTAAATATATCTAATTGTTCTGATCTAGTTGCAAAGTCTCCTTGATTTTGTTTATTTATTGAACGAAGCTGATCAACTATAGTTTGTGATTTCATTTCATCACTTACAGGTATTTTAGTAGGCAGGTCAACCCCTACATTTTGCATAGGACCTTGCATTTCTGTAATGTTAGATATAGTCTCACTAAATTTGCTATACGGCATTACGGTTGGCCCAAATAATTGTATTTCTTGTCTTAATGAAGCAGTCATGCCCCCATCATTTGCATTTCGAGCTGCTGCTTCAGCAGAAACTTTTTTATTATATGCTTTTTTAGCTCTATCATATGCAACTCTAGCGGCATTTTCATATTTATCAGAAACTAATTTAATTAATTGATCCTTAAAGGTATCTCCTTCAACATCAGGAATTTTGTAATCACTATCAATTTGACCATTATCTTCAAAATCATCTTTTATTATATCTATTAAGCCGTCTGGAATTTGTTCATCCATTTCGTCAACCAATATACTAGCTAAATCCGCATCAGTGTATTTCATGTTCGATACTTCTTCTTTAACTTTAGCTTTGAAATCTTCTTCATCTATAGAGCCATATTTTTCATATTCTTGGCCTACGGCTTTTAATTGACTTAAAAAAGCATCTGATCTTCTTGATATGGGTCTTGTATTAACTAAAGAATTAAAATCTTTGCGCTCCTCATTTGCTTCTCCTTTATTAAAAATAAACTCACCATTTTCTACAACAAAGTTACCTTTATATATACTATCAACTTTGTCCATCAACTCTTTGCTATTTAATCTACTTAAATCATCTCGTCCCATTTCGGCTAGGTTAGCAATCCATTGTTTAAAGTCACCAGCCCGCGTAGCTATCTTATTGATTTTACCCATAGCTTTACTAATAGCTAATTGTCTTTCAATAGGAGTTATATTTTTATCTTGGATAGCAGCAATAGCCTCATTGCGAATATTCATAGCTTCAGTCATTGCATATTCACGCATTTGTTCTGGAACTTGTGATTCATCGAGCATTGGTAATTGTGCAATAGCTTGAGCTTGTAGTTCTTGTTGTCTATTTTCTACAGCGCGACGCCTAAGTATAGCTTGTTCGCCGCGAGCTATTGCCGGCCTTACTGCTCCTGCTAAATCTAAAGGTCTACCACCACCGATTGCTTGTCCAATTAATCTTGTATCTAATGCCATAATATTTTATTTTATATTCCGCCAGCAACTACTCTTCCTGCTCCAACGGCTACATTAGCTATACCACCAACTAGCCCTTCAGTTGCCTGTCTTCTTGCTTCATCAGCTGCTGCTTTTCTTGTTGCAGCTATATTAAATAAATCTTCTGTTCTACCAAATTCTTTTTCTTGTACATATTGTGCGCCTGCCGCTCTCTGTTGTTCTAGCATTTGTTGTCCTCTTGCTCTAGCCATTTGATTAGCGGCTTCTTGCTGACCAATACTAGCGGATGCAGCTTGCAGGTTTTGTGATTGTTGTTGTGCTAAGGCTTGTGCCAATGCTCCAATGCCTGATGAACCCGCCGCTTGTTGCAATTGTCCCATAGTTCCAGCTAATGCTTGTTGCTGTTGTTGAGCTGCAAAATCAGCCGCTTGTTTATTCACAGTTAAATCTTCATAAGCATTACTCATATTAGCATATGGATTTTGAAATTCAAATGACTCATATGCAGATCGCTGCTGTTGTAATTCAGCACGAGCCGCTCTTTGCTCTTGTCTTCTAGCTCTACCACCTACAATACCACCAGCAATACCAGCTAATCCTTCTGCAACTTGCCCAAAAGCTCCAGCATCTGTTTTAGCTACTTGCCCTAATTTTTGTCCAAATGTAGGAAGTGTTGAGGTTGATTTTTTAGCTCTTTCTACTTCGTAGCCCATAATATTTTATTTTTAATTACTACTTATATTTATTTCAGAATTTACAGCAAATAATTCTGTAAAATCTGTTGATTTGTTTTCTAATGCTACAGTTGCATGATAACCAAGCAATCCACTAGTATTTATTACATTATTTTTAGCAAACATAAAAAAACTATCAGCAGTCGGTCTAATGTTAGTATCAGGAATATCTGCAACTAAAGACTTTCTGTCCTCTGCTATATCAATGCATTCGCCTAATTCAGCAATGCTGTTATTATTTTCAAAGTAAACTATATCCCCTGTTTGTAGAGAATCATTAAGTTTATTATTAAAAGATATTGTTATATATGCCATTTTATTAAGGTTCTATTGAAGGATTAAATTTATTAGGAGCATAAACATCATAAGTTCCGTGAGTTTCTTTAGTATGTTGTTGCTGATAAGCATCAACAATTACACCGTTTTGTACTTTAAGAGTTAAAGGAATATAATTGTGATAAGTTTTACCCCCTAAAAATTTAGAAACAACCACTCTGTCTTCTGGTTTTGTTGGAAGCGACGGCAAGAAATCTGTATTAGATCTTGGTTTACCATTATTCTTAAATGGATCAACAATAAAGAAATTAGTATATTCAGTTTCATTAACCATTATATTTACAAAACCATTTTGTACTATATTAAATGGATCTCTTGCAACTCCTCTATAATTTATTGCTCCTGTTCCAGCATTTGTTCTTACCCATAATTTAGATTGACCGGCTCTTACATATTTACCGCTGAATAAACCATCCCGTTCAGTACTTATTACGTAGTAGTAGCCTTTGTCATTTGTGTCAACAGGGAATTGTTTATTGCCACCAATTCCGTCATATACTTTTTCATTAGTTCTAGCACTACCTGTATAATAATTTGTATAAACTTCGGACCCTCTATATAATAATACATCTTTATATTCTTTATAGTTTTCATCAGGATTATTACTAAATCTTGATTCTAAATAAAGTTTTGCATTATTAACACCAGTTAAAGGTTTTCTAGTATTACTAGTAACAAATTGAATAATTGGCGGTTCAGTAGTATCTTTTGCTGTATTTGTACTACTAGGTGTACCAACTTGCTGTGAAGTTGTTTGATTAGTAGTTTGATTAGGGGTTCCTTGAGTATTTGGTTTGCTATTTTCAAATATATTACTCATTTCCTGCTCATATCTATTTGCGTCGTTTTGACTTAAGTTAGAAAGAGACGGAGTTGATGTAGCAAATTTATTACAAGTAAATACTGTATCGTAATTAGGTGCACTACTATTTATTACTCTAAACGTTGTTTTAGTCCATATTGTTTTATCTGCTGTTGCATTCAAAAAGAATGATACAACTTTTGAATCAATAACCTCAACATCACTAGCAGAGTTTCCTAATAGTGTTGCATTAATATCCCATGTATTGGTCGTGTATTCTTGAACATTAACATTAAATCCGATAGTACTACAATCTATGCTATACACATTGCTAATTGGCGTAGTTGATGAAATTGTTTGTGCCGTAATATCAAATATTTGTAATACGCTACCTCTAGAGTTTAGTACCATACCTTTTGTTGCACTTATTCTATAGTAGCCTGATTTAGCTAATGATTTACCACTACTTGTTGTAAATATTTTATTACCTACAATTGGTGTTGGCGAAGTACCATTATGCCAGTAGTCTACATTTATATTTGAAAGCGGTACAATTTCTGCTAATGCTTTTGAAGATTTAGAGCTACTTGCTGTAAAGTCTATATATGTTTGAGCTGGTGTAGATGATGATGCCGTTGTTAAAGCAGCTTGTGGTGCGGTAACAGTAGTAGGTGCTGGGGTAGAAGATACAGTTGATGAAGAATTAGCATCATCAGTTTGTTTCATACTACCATCATTAAGACCAGATTTAACTAATTTGCCTTTATAATATATATCTGCATATATAGTTGCTTTTCTTTTTGATGAATCAGGATTAATCCATCTTGATACAGTAAATTTTATAGGATCACCTCCTGTTAATATAGCTGTTTTGTCATCATGATCATCAGAAACAACACCCGTTGTCCTGTCTAATTTAACAAATTGTCCATATTCAGCTAGGTCATCAGGATCTATGCTTACATAAGCTTTCCAGGTTAGCTGGCTTTTATCATAATTAAATCTGTCAGCTACCCTAGAATAAACAGCTAAATAACCTTTTCCTCCACCTTGGTTCATTGTGCTTAATTCACCATTTGATTTTTTAACAAAATTAGTTAAACCCATTTGGTCAACACCAAAACTCCAAGCTACATTGTCATCAACAAATGGCCATGCGTCCTGATCATCAGGAATGCCATCCCCATCGGAATCAATTATAGGAACTATAAATTTTGCAATTTCAACATTAACTACCCCAATACCAGCATTATAATTTGATGTTTCTGCAACTGAAACACTTACTGTACCATTTCCATCCCCAATAGCATCAATAGAAGATCCATTTAATGATATAATATTATTATATGTAGTATTAAAAGAAAGTATCCCACCACTATTTGTAGTTACATATAAATTAAGATCATCAGTATCACCCTCTGTCATTTGAACTTTTAAAGTAGATATTGATACATTTGCTTTTTTAACAGTTATAGTAATTGTTTTTTCAGCATATTCATATAATGTTCTAGTACTAGCTATATATACTTCTTGTGCAAATATTTTTATTTTATGCACACCCACCGGAGGTGTTTGACCTGTATTACTTTTTAATATTCCTTCTGTAAATCCAACAATACCCGTTCCTGAAACCATCTCATACCTTAATTGAGAATATTGATTATTAGCTACTGCACCAATTTTAATAGTACCATCGCCATATGTAGAAATAATATTATCAGCAGTAATTATTGTTGGGATTGTGGTTGTACAATTTTGAATATCTTTTATATAATCTATAGACGTAATAAAATCTTTTTTCAATGTTAGTACGAAATCAGTTCCATCAATCTTATATTCATTTTCTAATGATGTAACACCGGATGAAGCACCAATTTTATTTGATTGTATTTGTGTAATTTTAGCACCTATTTTTGGAGTTGGATCATATGGATCAATATTATACAATCTATATTCTATTGTTGGTTGCGTAGTATTACATCCACCTTGTTTAAGTTTTATTACAGTATACAACTCTTCAGTAGCAAAATCAAAATCTATTCTACCTAATTTTTTATCAGGTACACTATTTATATTTGCTAATATATTTAATGTTAATTCAGTTTTATCTGTATTAATTTCTATAAAATCTGTAACAGTTATTGAATCACCATTTATATCTGTATAAGTACCAGCTGTAGCTAAACTTAATTCATTATCTAATAAATTTACAACATGGCCTGTTGCAGAAAATATTTTTGTAAAATCAGGGCCTGTTCTATCTATTGTAAATGTTTTTTGAAATAAGAAATTTTGATTTGATGTATCTGTTAATGTACCTAAAATTAAAGTATTAGTAAATAACCTATCTTCATTATCAAGAGGATTATATGTTATACTATAATTTCCAGCGGCTGCAGTCACAGCTTGTGTTATAATTTTATTTGGTCTTATATAAATAGTTTGACTTGTAGATGGTAATTTAAAATTACTTGGATAAAGTCTTATTTCTAAATTATCATTTACTATCAAAGCTTTTAATGATCCATTTTCAGCATATGTTGAAGTAACATCACTAGTTGAATCAGATACTATAAAATCTTGACTACTTATATTATTTATAAACTCATATCCTCCAGCAGGAGTTATTGTAAATTGATAATAATCCGCTGTAGTTGGAATATTTAATGCGGCGTCGGTTATTTGATAAGGTACAGAAGGTGTTATACTATAATTACCTGTAGCACCACCACCTAAAATAGTATTACTGTAATCTATACTTAAAGTTACTTCTTCATTAATAAAACTATCTAAAAATAAAACTATTTGATTTGAAGTACTTACTTTATCAATTTGTATTACACCAGTTAATGTTGCTGTATTAGTCTGTGAATTTAAGTTTAAAGATAAATTTAAAAGCCTAGGATCGTCAATTTTATTATCATAAACAAAATCACTTGATTTTGGCTGGGCTATTAATAAATAAGTAGCATTAGGTAATATAATTTCATTTGAAAAACTATACGATATGCCGTCATTAGTAAATGCTTGAAATTCATTTACTGTACTTGTTGTATTATTAAATTCAGTAAATAATGATATTTTATTTATCTGTTTAGCAGAATAGGGTATTGTAATAATATCTTCAAAATCAGATCCATTTATAGTATCTGTACCGGGTGTTAATGTTATTGTATAAGTTCCAGGGGCATTTGAAGGTAATATAACTTCCTTAATGTATTTTCCCGTGTTATTAACTATTATATCAAATTCTGTTTCTTCAAAAGAATTAGGGCCTTGTAATTTATATGAAAATACAGAACCAGGATCTGCAGTTATTTCTAATGGCCTAATTAATATATCATTTATAGCATCGTTAGTATTAATTTGAGAAAATAATAATTGTTTCTTAGGCTCTTGTATTTGTATTTCGTCTACAGTTATAGTGTAATTAAAGTTATCATTATTAGCGCTTGGCATAATAATTTTTTCAGTAATAGTTACACTTGTTTTTTCTAAATTATTTATTTTAATATCTAAAATAACATTTGGATTACTACTACTTATATTATCAATATCTATTTGAAATCCTTTTTTAGCTGTTACTGTGCGGGTTTTTATTTCTTTTAAAATATTTGGCGGCCCTGTTACAGTAAAGCTATCATTTGTTACATCTGTATTAAGCCATTTATTAGGTTTAAATGCATATAAGCCAGAAACTGTTATTGTTTTTTTCGATGCAAAATTTACTTTACATAAAGAAATGTCAATATGTTTATTTTTTGTGGGCTGAAAAGCTATTCCGTGAGTATAGTCTAATAAAATATTGTCACCGCTTTGTGTTGCAGTTATATTTTTAGTAGTAAAACTATTAGCATTTAAAGTATACCCAGCCTTAGGTGAAATAATTATTTGGACAGTATTATTTAATGCTGTCCCTGCTGTATTATTAATTTTTGTTATTTTAGAAGAATAGCTATTGGTTTCAATTGGCAAAATACCAAAAGTTAATTCCGTACTTGTTGCGGGTCCAATTCCTGAAATATCACTAGCAACACCTAATCCTTGAAAATTAAAGTTTTTAGTATCTAAGTTTTCTACATCTTTTTCTTCTCCTTTTATATAAGAAAAATATTTGTTTTCTTTTTCTTTAAAAGACATAGTTGAAGATTTCTGCTGATCGGTTATAACATTAGCAGTCCACCCTTTTGTTCCTTCATAAGATAATGTTCTATATTTTTTAATTACAGAAGGATTGTCGTTAATTTCTAATTCTATTTTAGAAGTATATTGTTCATTATAAAAATTATTATATAGAGCATCTTTAGAATCTTGCTCCCATAATTCACCATTTTTATAAGTATAATATATATTATTTAATGATATACCATTTTCTGGAATAAATGATTTTCTTGTTACCCATCCATTTGCTACTTCATCAAAGCAAACAGTGTCTAAGCCATCAAATGATATATTATATAAATCATTATAATTATCATAAGAACCCACTATATTTGTACTTAAGGGTTCAGCATGATAGCAACCATCATCAAAAAATCTTTCTTTAAAGAAATTAGTCATTAAATATCTACTAATGACTTCAATACCATCTTTTGATAATCTTAATACAACACCTCTTGTTTTATCTGCAAAATAACATCTAAATCCATAATAAGCAAAACTTTCAGGATTTTTAGATATACCATATTCACCGGTATAAGGCATTACATCGCCTATAACTTTATTACTTGATACTACATTTGTATTGCCATCGGCATTGTATAATACGTCTTTATCTGCATATGCTCTAACTATTTTGTCTTCACATAACATTACAATTTGATCATCCCATGTATGCAACTTTTGTATGCTACCATATGAAGGTAATAAATCTTTTGTTATTGGAAATGCTACATTAAACTCATTTGATTTATTTATACCTGTTTTTGAGTTAATAATACCAGACCATATTATACCATTAAATTTATGCTCTTCTTTTATTTCTTCCGCAATCGTTGCTGAAACTTTTACTCCGTTATCAATAAAAGGAGCATTAAAATCATCTCTAATCCTATTTGATTCAATACCATTACCAAAACAAAATGCATTATACCATTCTAATACTTGAGCATTACCGTGTTCACTTACTGGATATGCTTTTTCTGTTTCATAATAAATATCTAAATCTGTTTTGCTTTCTTTCGGCTCAGTTTCAAATATAGCAGGATTTTCAGTAAATCCTATTTTATTAGTTTTTTCTTCTACAAATAAAATATCTACTGAAATATTTTTATCTCCATATTTTGGAATTGCAGATTTTAATTCATTAATTGTTAATGTTTTTCTAAGCGGGTCATCCGCAGCAAATATTGAAACTTCTCTATTTCCTACCGCATTTTTTTCTTCAAACTTATTTCCTCGACCCCCTACTTCAATTACTGTACTGCCTTTAATAGATTTTTCAATTTCATAAATAGTATCAGGATCATTAGAAAAATAAAATTTAGTGCCATTAATAAATAAATCTAAATATTTATCATCAACTTTTGTATTTAATTCTTCTACTTTAAAGGTATAATTTGAGGCTGTTCCACTATGGCTTAAAAATAATGGATATTCTGGATTTAAGTCTATTTTTCTAGGTGGTCTTGTTCTTCGGTCTTTTTTACTATCAGAAAATGTTGGTGCTCCAAATAATGTTAATTTTTCTAATATAGAATAATCTTTATTATCTACAGTGTCTCCTTCAAATATATTTTTTAATAAATTATTTGCTTTTAATTTAACAAAAAATCTACCATCAAATTCTTCATTTTTATAATCTGAAAATTTTTCTAATATAGTAATTCTAACACCTAATCTATATCCATGGCTATGCCCTTGAACAGGGGGATTACCAACATTGCCATCTCTATCATAAATGATGTCTACATCATCATTAAAACTATCTTTTATAGTAATTTCAATTTCAGTAGAATCTTCTCTATCAACTCCTACAGATTTTATTTCATAAGGTTGTGATTCTTTGCCATTAAAATCAAATCTTATAAATCTACCGGGTTTTAATTCATTTACTAAAAATCCAGGAACACCTGAATTATTACTATCATCCGGGTCATTTGCTTGGTTTGCTCTTTTAACTTGTATTTTTGAATAATTAGCAACTGGAGTTGAATTTTCAGTTTTAATTTGTGTTAATGTACCACCAGCAGTACTTAAATTATATCCAGAAGTAAATAATACATCATCAAGAGAACTAACTACTTTTTTCTTGTCTGCAACAAAATTTGGAGGTTCATTAAATATTTCAATTACTTTATATCTATTATCAGAATCAATAACAGCTATATCTGACCCATGCTCTTTTTTGAGCAAAATAGACTCATCTTTATTTATTTTGTTTCTTTCATTAGAAGAAAAAGAAACATACATAAAGCCATTTTCTTCATCATAATAGAATCTATCTGCTGCAATATTATAATATTCACCAGAATTGTCTTTAATATAATATTTAAAATATTTAGCCCAAGCAGGTGGATTATTTTTTAATCTTACTTCAAACTGCTTTGTTTCTTTTGTTTTGTCTTTTGCTATAGTTATAGACCCAGATTGATCAGAAAGTACAGGTGAATGTCTATTATATTCATCTATATATGCGACCCCTACTTGGTATGTTCTATTAGACTTTATTGTCTTTTTATTTGAATTGGCACTTCTTTTTAAATATGATATTCCAAATTCAGGGCTATTATATACATCATAATTTTGTGTATAATTACCATAAATAATTCTATTAGCGGTTACAGCTTGTGCTTTTGCCTTTCTAGGTACATTATCCCATGATCTTAATAATTGATCATTAGGTAATACAGAATGTATTCTTTCTTTTGTTATTTCGTAACTATTATCAAAATCAATACGTCTAAAAGATTTTAAAGTATATATATTTTGATTTCTAGTTTCTTTATATAATATTTCTATTTCTTTTACAGTATCATCGCCTAAGTCAAAATCATTTAAAATAATTTTTCTTAAATCATTTTCCATTCCTAGGTTTAATCCTTCTTTGGCATTATATTGATATTTTTTCGGCAAGAAAGCTGTTTCAGAAAATGGAGACATTGTAGAATATTCTCCATCAAAATATTTCCATCTATAACCAAATCTTACAAATGATAATTCATGTATAGGGTCTTTTTCAACTAAAGATATACTTACTTTATAATTTATGTTTTTTACAGGGGCATAATTTCTGCTTGTTAAAGTTATAATAATGCTTGACTCTAACACTTGTTTTACAATTGCAGTTGCTTCTAAATATTCGCCTGTACCATCATCTGTATAAGAACTTAGTTCTAAATTATCTCCTTCATTCCAATTTGGTAAAGTTGTTAAACCACTTATAGTTAAGTTATCACCAATACCAATTTCTTTATCACCATTACTAGAAGTAATATAAAAACTAATTATTTTTTCTATTTCAGTAACACCACTTATTAATGAATTATATAACTCTAAGGTAGGCGCTTTCATTGGCGCTTTTTTAGCTACAGATAAATCATTTTCAGAAAAGTCCCTAGTAAGATTAATAATATTACCATTAGCATCTTTTTCTGAGTATTGTACTAAAGTCTGCGTTTGAAAAACACCGTTTGTATTAGGGTAGGGAGTATTTGTGTATTTTTTAAATTTAGAAATATTTATTTTTCTAGGTGGATTTAAATCATCTGTAAAAAACAGCATATCGTCAATTATATCGATACCTGTTATAAGATTATTTTTAGAAAAATTTAATACACTTTTTATGGAAAAAGAGAAGGTTATTGTTATATTCCCATATTCTTGACCACTATATTCTATATTTTTGAAAACATATTTTTTGTTTTCTCTTCTTAATATAGTATTTTGTGGTATTGATATATTTAATTTAGGGTCTTGTGATGATAAATTAATATTATTATTTACCAATACTTCATCTATAGTATCATCTGGTATATTACCACATATTGTTTTTAATTGACTTGCGGTAATATTACTTAATACAAGTTCATTATCTTCATTTGACTGAATTGTTAAACTATTAATTAATTCAGAACTATTTCTTTTTGTATCTATAATTATAGGTACAACTGTTTTTTGAATTTGATCGTATTCATATATACCATCAATATTATCAGAAGTTACTATCCAATATATTTTGTCTTTAAGACCATAAGGTATTGATCCAATTGTTTGGGCATTAGAAAGCCCTAAATCAGTTAATTGTTTATTTCCTAATAAATTTTCAACTGCTCCTGCATCAGAACCCTCAGAAGAAGAAATGTGTATGTTTAAAGCATCCCGATAAGTACCATTTTTTACAAGGCGCTCATCACGGTCTTTATCCATCATTCCGGCTATGAATGTATGTTTTAATTCAGCCATGTATTAGTGTTTAATTTGTTTGGATTTACCTCTTAATTCTTGAATAATCTCGCCTGGGCTTAATTTTGCTAATCTTATTTTAGCATTTCTAATAGCGGCTCTTTTTTCTTTTTTAACTCTATTAATTTGGTATTCAGGAATATTTGATTTAGATGACATTATACCATAAGATATTATTTTATATATAGCTTCTTCAGCAAACTTGTGAATTCGCATATCTTCATCAGAATGTAATCCGTCTGATATATATCTTAATACTATAGTTTGATTAGCAAGATCACTAGAAAAACTTATTGTTCCAAATTTATCGCTTATAATATAGCTACCATTTTTTGTTGCAGTAGTTGTATCTAAGCCATATCTTTTACCGTAATCTATATTATAGCCATAGCCCTCTTCTAATGAATCTACAGAATCTCTTGCAGACGCTTGGTTTTCATTACCTTTTCTAAAGTTTTCTGCAGTTATAGAATCATCCGTAGTTAATAATTCGCCTTCACCACCAAATAAATAACTATAATCATAATCCTGATATATCATTTCAGGTAAATCAGTTAATTTATTTTTAGCAATAGTTCTTAAAATACCATGTTTATCCACGAAGCTTATATCAACTAAATTTACATAATCATGAGGAATAGGTATTGAAAGTGAGGGACCTAAATCAATTTCTTGTGTTCTTATATTTCCAAGTGTATCATAATTTAATTCAGCAATCCCGCGCTGCGCATGATATAATACTTCAGCACGTTTTGCTTTTTTTATAATTTTGTCATCTCCTACTTGAGAAACAATAAAGTTATTAATAATATCTTTTAAAGTTATAAACTGATATGCGCCTTGGTCGCTAGAAATATCGTAATGTTCCGATGGAGGTAATTTTGCTAATGCCATTTATTATGATTTTTCTTGTGTTATTTTTTTATTATCCTTAGCTTCACCTATTTGAGTTATATCAGGTTGTTTAATAATAACACCAGCAAGAGTTAATATTTTATTTACTAAAGTTACTTCCTCTGATGGGTGTAATTCAAAATTATTATGATCAGTTGAAGAAGGATTATACAAAGCGGTACCATTAACTGTTTTGTAAGTCCAGTTTACAGTAGTTGGCGTTTTTATATAGTTACAAGTTACTTCTTGTATAATACTAGCTGGATATACTTGTATTGTATTATCTACTCTTATATATACGGGAAATGATTCAGAGGGGGCAGTTAATGGAGAATTAAGTACGTAAAGAAATTCTTTGCTATTTACTTGTTCTATTTCTGTATAGCCATATTGTACGCTACCTAATCTATACAAGTTAGCGGGTAATTCATATGATCCATTGAAATAGATTAAATCAAACTCTTGTATTTTGAATAAATCAATTTTTTCTTTAATATTTTGAACTATATTTGCAAATTCATTATTTATTTCGCCTCGGCGATTATATTGATTTAAATCATAAAAATATTGCTCAAATATTTCACTTTGAGCTTGATTAGCTAGAAGATTAAACTCTTGTGGAGTCATATATCCTCTGTTTTCTTTATTAAGTATTGCCAATACTGTTTGGTATACCGTATCTACACTAACCATACTATTCTTTTTATTATAATGAAGGGACCACCTTAAGTGATCCCATCACTATAAGATGATTATTTTAATTTCTTTTCTATTGATTTATATACTTCAGTTCCTTCGTCTGTTTTAAAGTAAGCAGCTAATGCTGAATACGGATTTTCGTCAAAAGGTACTGACATTAATTTTTTATCATTACTAGCCCAATGAAAAGATCTTTGGTCTTGTGATAAACGAATAATATTTGCTTCAGTTGCTTTAATTCCAAAATTTCTTAATTGAACGTTGTCATCTTCGACCAATTCAATAAATAATCCAGGATTACGTTTTGCAAATAATAATAAATCTCTTTTAATTTCTGCTGTTGTCATTCTAGAAACAGAAGAGCCCTGCTCTACCCTTAAGACCGCTTCAGCATGCTCAACGTCTAGGTCTTTTGCTAAATTTAGCGCTGTAATTTCTATTTCTATATCAGCAAGTTCATCAGTAGCTTCTGCTACATTGTCAAGCTCATAATAAGTTTTATCTTTTTGAGGATGATATAATGATAATAATTTTTGTAAAGCTTGATCAGATTTTGGAACAAATAATGATCCATTTCTAAATACAATATGCTTTAATGTTGAAAATCCAGATTGTTCATCAACAAAAGGAGACTTTTGATTTGAAGCATATCTTAATTCTCTTGCATAGCCTTGTTCTTCATCAAACCACATTAATGGATTTCTACTATGATGCTTTGAGGCTAAAGTATATGTTATAGGCGATTTATTGCCTTTTAAAATATAAGTTCTATCTTTTACTGCCCAAGAGCTATTAGAAGCTTCAGGCTGCTTTGTTTTTGTAGCCATAATATAATATAATAAAATTGATAAAAAGTAAAGATAGAGGCGCCTTAAAGACGCCCCATCTCTACATTAGTAATTATGATTGAGCAACAGACTTGAATAATACAAAGTTGTTAGCACCTTGAACACATAAACATCTTTCTGACAAGAAGTTAACGTTCATTTCATCAGTTTCAGAAGTATAAACTCCACCTACAGATCCAGTGATCCAAGATTTCATTTTACGATCATCAGCTTCAGAAGCACGATAGCGTACGTGTAAGAAAGGACGCTTGATGTTCTTACCTAGTTGCTGATCGTATACAGTTGAAGTACCAGCAGGTACAAGTACACCATCAATATCTTCAGTAAGACCACGTGTAGCAGCATCATTTAAGTATTTCCAGTCAGTTTTGTAGAAGTCATAAGATCCTCTGCGGAAACCACTAAATCCTAAGTTAAGTGCCATATCCTCGCTATTGTTGAATACTCCGTAAGAAGTACCACCATTATAGTGAGCATTTACAGCCCCTAGCATATCATCAAAAGCAAGCGCAGTAGCCCTGTTTAAGAAAAGCATGTTTTCTTCAATTGCCCCTTGCTTGTCAAGATTCTTAAGAATTTCATCAAAATCTTGTAGTGCAGTTCTATCAGCTCCTGAGTTTGCAAGAGTAGCTTCACCTGAATTAAAGTTTTGGTAGATATTTCCGCGGCTTTCAATAGCAGCAAAAAGACCTTCAGTACCTTTATATCCAGCATTAGCGGCAGAACCAGCACCAGTAGCAGAAGCAAGTTCTCCTTCAACTACAGACATTTCAAGATAATCTTCAAAACGAAGTCTTGTTTCATGCTCTGATTTTAAATACCAAAGGTATCCAGAAGCACCGTTTTCAGTAGTAACTTCAACCCATCCGATTTGTGCAGCATCAGATCCAGAGATTGAATACTTATCTTTAATAATGATAGGTGAGTTGCTAAATTGCTCAAAACCAGCATCTACAGATCCAACCATACCGCTTGTACCTTTACCAAATTCAGAACCATAAACAAATAGTTTGATAGCTCCGTCAGTAATTCCAAGTCCAGCAAGATCAGTACCAGCATAAGGAGCAACAACAATAGTATCAGCATCAGGAACGCTAGTTACAACAGCTTTTACAGTTGTAAGGTCCTGAGAAATAACTACTGTTTGTCCAGCTCGTACAGCGTGGTCTGTTTCAGTAATAGTGCTAGTAGCAGCTACAACAGTTGCAGCATCATAAGCAATATGTAATCTTCCTTGTTCTGACCAAATAACTTGATCTGAAGCAGAAGGAATTTCAGCTCCTACCATGCGTAAGAAAGAAGAAACAGAGCGATTTCCGTAACGCTCAACTTCCTTTTCGTATACGTCTGGTAAAAATTGTTGTGCGAAAGTTCCGCCGCCAGTTGCACTATCAAAAGTAAGATAGTTACCAGCAAAAAGTGTTTTAGTTGGTGTAGGCGTTAATCCAGCAGGAAACGATCCACCAGTTGCAAATAATCCCATTTTAAATTATTTTTAAGTGTTATTGTCTAAGTTTTATACGTAATTTAGAACTGTCCTCACCGCTTATAGCCCGTATTTTAAACCCTGAATCAGTTGTAACCGCTTCATGAGTACCACGTGGATTCATATCTACGTTTTTAGATTTAGCCATTTGATCTTTAATCGCATCGGCTTTACCTTGCTCATAAAAATGATTAGCAATTGAATCAGCATTCATTGCAGTAAATAATGCTTTATGGTAACCCGCTGCATCTGACATTTCATTATTTTCATTAACAAACCTGCTAACTAATGAATTAATATCTGCTTGGGAATCTTTAACATTATTAACATCTTTAACATTGAATCTATATTTTTTATCGCCTACTTTATATTCAAAACCTTTGAAGTTTTCGGAAAACAATTCATTTGTTTTTTCTTGAAATATAGATCTTTGTTGTTGTGCTAATTGCTGTGATTGACTTTGTTCTTGTTTATATGTATTGTAAAACTCAACCGCCTCTCTTTGTTCTGGAGTTAACTTTGAACTTAACTTAAGATCATCGTAATACTTACTCTTTAAACTAGTAAGATTTGATTTAGCTTCAGCAATGCTTTCTTTTAACGCTAATTGTTTGCGTTTAATATCTCTTTCTTCTTCAACCTCTTCATCATACGAAAAACTATCTTCTATTAAAAAAGAAATTTCATCTTCTGATAAATGAGGTTTAGACTGACGATAATATTCACGGAGCAAACTCATATCCTCCATATCGTCGTAATTTTTATTAAGATTTACATAATCTTCAAGTGTTCCGCCAGTGTCTTTCATAAACTCAACTAATTTGTTGATGTTTTCAGGTAACTCACTGGCTTCTTGATTATTATTTACATCTTCTGTATCTTCTTTAAGCTTATTTGGAATATCTTTTATTTTATCCGCTAAGCTTGGTTCTTTTTCTACCGTTTCTTCATCTTGTACAAGTTCGACGACTGGCATCTCATTGTCAGAGGTGTTACTTTCTCCGGCAGTTGTTTCATTTGCTTCTTCGTCGTTTTGCTCTTGTACTCCGCTGCTAGTTTCGGATTCGTTGCGTACAGAAATCTCATCTGCGCTTTGCTCTTGAACGGCATCTTCTTTTGTTTTAGGTTGTTTTCTTAAATCAATTTTGATTGTACCATCTTCATCAGTAGTGATATTGGTATCATCATCTTTTGTTTCAATAACCGCAGTATCTTCTGCTTGTTTTTCTTTTGCTTGTTGTTCAACTGTTTCTTGCACATTTTGTTGTGCTTCTTCTTGAACAGTTTCTTCAACATTTGTTGCTTCTTCTGCCATAATAAAATATTATAAAATTAAAAAAAATTGGGTATTATCTTGGTTCAAACATTTCTAAATTAAATCCGCTACCCATGGTATCATTACCTGCAGATTCAAATTCTTGCTCCCCTTTTTTATCCTTACGTTGTTCAATAAGTTTAGATTGTTGGGATGCCTGTATTCTAGTTCTTTCGTCTTTACGGTCTTCTTTATACTTTTCTCTATTAGTATATGCTTCGCCTTCTTTATCTTTCAATGCAATATTAAGATCGAACTCGAATCGCATAAGTTCTTTCTTAAGTTCTTTTTCTTGTTGCATTTTTTGCATTTCAAGATCTGCCTCCATTTGAACAAGTTGAGCTTTTTGGTTTGTAATGGCTTCATTCTTTTGAATTTCCATTTGCGCAGCAACTTGAGTATTTTGAGAATTTGCGTCTGCCTGAGCTTGTATATTAGCTTGCTGTCTTTGCTGATCTAATTCTAATTTTTTACGTCTACGTACTTTTAATAGTTGATTAGCCAGCTTAAGGTTTTTAACTTCTCTAATATCAATTGCATCCTCAAGATATATTTGATCTTTAGCTAATGCTTGTTGAATATTATTTTCAAGCATTTGTTTTTCTTCTTCATCCGGAGATAACTCAATAAAAATACCAAAGTCATGCAAATGCATATTTTTAATATCTTCAAGTGTCCCTACATTAAACCTACCAATGCTTGAAATAAAAGCGTCCCTTGTTGGTGAATATTCTAATACATCAGATATTCTTAAACTAATTGCTTCAGCTGTTTTAGCAACAAGATATAAACTTGATTGTAATATATGTCTTGTAGCTGTATTTGAATTTGCAGCAGCTAATTTTTGAACGCCTACTAAAGCATTTTTATCAGGCATAGAACCATCGCGCGCTTCATTTAATCCGGTTACATCACGGATCATTTGTAAATAATAATTATAAGTATTTATTAATGAACTTATTTTATTATTACCGCCATTAGATGTTAATTCTTGTATTGGCACTCTTCCAGGATTCATATCGCCATCAGTAGTCATTGATCTACCAATTACAGAACCTGTTTGAAAAAACATATTTAATGCTTCTTGAGGATTATAATTTGTTCCATTGCCTAAATCAATTTCAGCAAGACCATCTGCATCTAAATAAACTCCATCTGGAATCATTCTAGACATTACTTGCTGTAATTTTAAATGAGTTAATTGAATCATATCAGCAAAACCTGTAATACGGCTAACAAGAGATTCAACTCTCCCTTTGTATATTCTAGGCGCTACAATATTATAATTCATCATTACTTTTGTTGTATCGCTTTTAGGCCTTACCATATTTTTAGCAATTTCCCATTTAAGCAAATGTTTTGTTCCTAATACAAAAGCTCCATCATAAACCACATCTATAGATCTTGATTCTTTTGTAAATCTTGATCTATCATCTTTAGGCGGGTTAAATTGGTCATTTTTAGGAATTGCTTTATCAGCACCAGATGCTGTTTTCTTTATTTTAAATACTTCGTTATTATATGTTTTATAATTAAAATATAAAACTTGAATAGTATTTGCATCTAAAACGCTATCCTCATTAATATATCTATTATGGGAAGCTGGTGTCTGAACGCCTTGTTTTGATAATTCCTTAAGATCTTCGTCTGTTAAATTTGGAAATTGTTGTTTTAACTCGTTGATAGTCACAGACTTAACTTCTCCGACATAATATATATCATCAAAGTAAGGTGAATCTGTATAAGAATATACTAAATCAGCCGGGTCAACGTACTTTAACTTTATTCCTTCTGAATTTGTAAATTCATTTTTAACAGCACCAATACCAATAACAGTTAAATCGTAATTTACTCTTTTTCTTATAAGATCAATATTATTATTATTAAATATTGAATTAATAGCCTGCTCTTCCGCAATTTCAATTGCTTGTTTATATTCAAGCTGCATATGTAAAGAAAGCTCCTCTTCTGATTCAGGTAATTTTGATGGATCCGTATTATATACGTTGATTCCAAGTTGTTGCATTATTTGATCAGAAATTTCACGCGATTGCATATCTTCTAAAATAGACTCTACATAATTAGTTCTTTCTTTTATAGAAGATGGATCTTGTGAAAATGCTTTAATATCATAAAGCCTATCAGACATTCCATTAACAACAATATCTACAAACTTAGGAATAATTGGTACGGGTTTCCAATCTAAATTTAAATAAGATAAATCACCATTAATAGATAATTCATCTTTATATTTTTTTACCGACTGTTCACCTCTAGCATATAAGCGTAATCTATGAAACTCATCTCTATTAGAATAGAAGCGTGTTGCACCACTGTCTCTTTTAAACCATTCATGCTCAATAGCACGGGCAACCTTTAACCCGTATTCTTCACTAGCCTTTTCTGCGTCACTTGCTATTTGACTTGGAAATGAACTTTTTAATATTGTTTCAGCCATGCTATTTAATTATTTGCGAATGCATTCCTTTATTATTAAATCTTTTTATTTTTATACCCAGCTCTTGACGTTCTATTTTTGGTTTTGGATGATATAAATGCCTATTGCAAGCCATAATAGCGAGCCCAGAGCTAATAGCAGCGTCATACTTTGTTCTTTTATTTATATCAAATTTAGCCCAATCATTTAGTGTTTTATTAAAATATATATTACCACTATTACCTTCTTCTGTATATCCCACATATTTATTTATATATGTTTCAATAGCTGCGGCATGAGCTTGTTTTATATCTTCAGATGTATTAGGTATACCACCTATTTCTTTTTCTGTTACAGAAAGCTTATTCCAAATTTTATCTGGCCGATTCATTGAAAATCCTCTATAACCCCTTCTTCTTAAATGATACAATAATCTAGGCTTATTATTTTCAGCAAGTATTGGCATTCCATAAAATACAATAGCCATTAAAACATCTTCAAAAAACATTTCTGCTGTTTGCGGTCTTGATACATATTCTAAAAAAAATGTATGCGGCGGTGCATTTTCCATACTAAAAGTAGTAAGCCCATGAAGCGCTCCTTTTGAACCAACTCCATCTGTTGTGCCGGATATATCATATGAGTCACATCCAAAGGCACCTATATGCTCATTACCGGGATATTTTATACCATTTTTTAGTATTACATTATTTTGAATATTTTTATCTGGAACCCAAGAAATTAAAAACCTTCCGTTAGGGTTTGGTGTAAATATTACTTTTGAATCTTTAATACCATTTTCCCAATTAAATGATCCTTTTGTTATAAGACCATCGCGAGTTGCATCTTCATTAAAATCAATTTGCTCGTATATTTTAGCTAAATTAAATATACTATTTTTAGCTTCATCTCTAAAAGCGTGTTCTTCTGTTCTTGGAAACTGCCGATAATATTCATTTAAACCGTCGCTATCATGCTTTAACCCCTCAACTTCATTTTCCCAAAAGTTGATGACACCTGTATCGATGTATTCTCCATCCACTCCAAGGACGGGTTCTTCTGTAGTATCAAAGACAGGGTATCCAAAAGAATCAATGTATCCTTCGTAGTTCCATTCCATAGGTATGAACAAACTATATAATCCCGAGCTAGTCTGTCCATTGCGATTTCTTTTTGTAACGTCTGAGTCATGATAAAGTTTTTTAAAGTTGTCACCTCCTTTTTCTAATGCATTGGATGTTGACCCCATCATACATTTACCAATAATTCTACTACCCAGTCGTAGTGTTGTTTTTGTAACTCTCCAGTTATTTAATATATTATCAGGTCTTTCCCATTTACCTGATTCATCATGCACTAATAGTTTTAGTTTTTCACCGTCATAACTATTATCACCTGTATTCTTCCAGTCTATTGTTGTATCAAGCCCCTCGAGTATTTGTCTTTCACTCTTTTCTGTAATCGACTTTTTAGTAAGCTTTGATGCTGGTACCCTGTATGCCAATTCTGATTTCGGCCTGTCCATTCCATCTTGTATGGGTTTGAAAAAGAATGGATAGTTAACCGATATGGGTACAACTTTATCGGTAAACATTTTTTTAGCATCAGCTCCGGACTTTGATAATATTCCAAATCTAGCATCTGATGTAATTGTTGCTTGGTTAACAGTTTCCGCGGACGACATGAAGCTAAAGCCAGACCGTCTATTTTTGAGGTAGCACATTCCATAACTTCTTTTATCTGCTTTGCATGCCTCCCAAAATATAAAGAATAATCTGTTTGCTTCCCTATAATCTGGTTTCCCCACATCAATCTTGGTCCACTGCAAGTACATGTAATGAGTACCAGTAATATAAGTAGCAACACCTCTATTATTAAACCAATGCCCTTCTTCACGTCTAGTAAATTCTCTATCAATATATGCGTACCATTCAGATTTAAATGATTCCGGATAACTTTCCCAATCAAATATACTTTTAATGTTTTTAAGCTCCTTAGGATAATCCTCAGCAACCCATTTGTTATCAGTATTAACTACTTCTTTAGGAACCGATGGTAATGCTATACACAAATTTTGTATTTCAAGTATTTCACCAATAGTTCCGTCTTTACTGATAATTATAATATCGTATTCTTTATTATAACCGTATTCCCATTTTTTATACCTATTCATTCTTTTAATAATGTTAGGCTTTATTGGTGTAACGGCTTTAACTAAAGTTTGCTTATACATTATTTAGATCTTCTTTCTGCAAACCCACTAAAGCTTTCTTTAGATTCAACAGGTTTATTGTCCATTAAATTCTTTTCAGCTTCAATACGTGTAAGAATTTCAAAAGCATCAAATATTGCAAGCTTTTTGGTAGCAGCAGCATTCTTTAATCTATCCGCGGCAAGTTCATCTTCGCCACCATCCACAATTATTTCTTCTTCTGCTACCCTTATAAGCTCGTGTACTGCTTTATACCCAGCTTGTATTATATTCGACTTCAGATCCTTTGCGTTCATATTTAATTGAAATTGAATTTATTGGCACTCTATATAGTCTTTCGTTGTCTATAACAAACTCATATTCGCTATTTGGCGTAAAACCTATTAAATCATCATTATTTAATTTAAAGCTTCTTAAATCGTCTCCTATGTGCTTTAAAACACCCGTAAGAGGCTCTTCTTTGTCTTCTGTTAAATTATTTAGGCTATGAATTGGCTTTACAAAACAAAAACCTGGAGGCGTATGCCATTTACCATTACGTTTGTAAAGGAATATTTGGTCGTGATAGCAAAAGTATTTATTTTCTTCAAAATAACTTTTACTATTTTTTTCATTCCCGCGCATATCATAATATCTTCTAAAAACATTATGATGTACAATTACTTCATCGCCAACTTGAAGATACTCGTTTTCATTAATGATAGGCAACGCTATTATTAATCCATTTCTATTTACAAACTTGTGATCTTCTATAGATGTATTTAATATAAGTTCATTATTATCAACATTCTTCTTGTTATTGTATCTTCCATTAACTGGTTCTACAATATAACAATGCGTATGCCTCATTAATACTCTAAATTATATTCTACGGCTATCGCCATATTTTTATTAAAATGTTTCCAAGGAAGCACTTCATCATTTTTTTTAATATAAATATTATATTCGTTTTCTTCCTCTATTATTTCATGTATTGTATGTCCACCAAATACTTCTTGGCCTACAGAATAATGCATTGCGTCGTTTTTATAATCACGGCCAATACTAATTTTTCTTATTAGATTCATTTTTAATTTCTTTGCTTTGATTTGATTCATCAATAATAGCTAGAATAGCTTTTACTTTATTGATTTCGCGAATAGGTAATTCATTTAATACCTGATTAATTCGCTGTAATTGTGATTCATTTAATTTAATTTCCATTTTATTTTATTATTTATGCATTCTATTTCCAAAGACTTTTTCTGCACCTCGCGAACCGAAATAGCCTCCAATAACAATTGTTAATAACGAGGTTATATTATCTAATGAGTATCCGGTATACCAGCCTATAACATAGCTTATAGTTAAAAAAACTAATATTAATGGTCGAACATTTGAAGCAAGCCAGCTACCTGATCTTGCGTCTGCTACCCAACGTTTTGTTACACCATCTATTTCTGCTCTTTCCATTTTTAATTTTTCAAGAGCAATATCTTTATCAGCGTCTGACATATCAGATCCGCCAATAATAGCTTCTATGACGGAGCCAACGGGGGTATCCCCCGCTATTGCCCCGACAACATTTGGAATTTTGTTAAGTAAAAATTGTCCGACAGCAGTGTCTTTAAATTTTTTCTTATCAGCCATTATTTCTTAGGTTTACGGCCAACTCTAGTTTTTCCAGCAACTGCGCTTGGAAGATCACCTATTTGATTTCCAACTTCTTTTACGGCAGCACCAACGTCGCTAATTTCTTTAACAACAGTTTTAGCTCTTTCTTTAATTTCAGCCGCAGCTTCTTCAGCAGCATCCGCAATCATATCACGATCTGCATCTTTTATTTTACCAGTATAAAGATATATTAGGTAAAAGTTTAGTAAAATTGATAATGTGGCCAATACAGCCAAAATAATTGTAATCGTATTCATATTATAAAATTTAAGTTAACAATTCCATCTTCTTCTAGCAGCTCTACCTCTTTCAGAAGTCCAGCTTTTAGATCTTGCGCAAAATGCTTTGCGTCTTTTAGCAGCTTTACTACCCGGCTTTAATTTACTAGGTGGGGTTGTAACTGCAGTTTGTAATTTACTTCCAGGATTATCTCTTTTATATTTATCAACACCCTTTTGTGTCATACCCCCACCTGCTGCCGCGCCTGTTCCTGTAGGTTTAGCTTCATTATAGTATCCTAAAGATTTTTTCTTTGAGGGGGCTGGTGGTTTTGACTTTTTTAAAGGCGAACGCATCACCCTTGAAGTAATTGGATCATTCATTTGTAATATCTATATATTGTGTTTTACCGTTTTGTTTTACAGCTTTAAGTATTCTCATTCTATTTTTACCTAAATTGTAACTAACATGAACCCAGTCGGGATTTTCATCGTCTCCAAATTCCCATATAAGCTGATCAAATTCTAAACTTTCTTTTATATAATTAAAAAAGTCTGCATTTGTAGCTTTGCTATACACATCATCAATATCAATCGCTTCGCCTTTACAGTGTTGTGATCTTGTAGATCCACCAATTGCTGTATTTAATTCGGGACAACGATAAAATGATGATATATAAATAGGTTCGTTAAATTTATTTCTAAGAGGTTCAAACACATGCTCGGCAGTAATCTGCATAGTTACCAAAGTTTCATTATCAGGCATATTATCAATACCTAATCTTTTGGCAGTATTTGAACGCGTTGCTTCTTTTAAGCTTATATGTTCACTAATATTCATGATTAAATTAAATTATATTATGGTAAGCTTAATTACTTTTTTTAATCTTTTTTCCGCCTCTCATCATACATCCACATCCTTGCGCAATTGGTTGCATACAAGTTGGGCATACAGGTGCTGGTGCTTTTTTCTGAGCGTGTACTTTTTTTGTAATAGGTAAGTCCATAATTATTATTTATTTTGTTTTTTATATGCTTCTGCTTCCCAGGGTAAATTTTTAGCCCCTTCTTTCATAGTTTTACGCGGGTATTTTTTACCCTTCCAATATACAAAGTTTTCATCATAAGAAAGATCACCTCGCTTAATTTGATCTCTATGTACTTTCTCATGCTTAACAGCTAATTTTTGCTGAACAGGTGATAGACGTTTATTAATAACTATAGTCCCATCATTCAATGTTTCACCATGAACATCTGGTCCTAAGTCTTTTTTAATTATAGGGCTGTTTCCAGATAATAATCCTTCAACGCTATTTTTCATTTGATAACCCATTATCTATTTGTGTCTTTATTCATTTTATCTATTGCAGCAGTATATACTTTATCTGTATATGTTTTACCTTTTTCAAATACACTTCGTCTTGAATAAGGCAAATCTTCTGTACCTAATAATACTCTGTAAATTCTAGCAATTAAATATTTGCATTTTGTTGAAACCTTATATACGTTATATTTTATAGTCGTATGGTTTCTTTTGGCATATACTTCTATCCATTTATTTTTTCTAAGCTTTTCCCATCGATGCTTATCCCATGAATATATATAAGTGCCTTCTAAGTAATCATTGCGCGTAAATGTACCTAAGCAATCAAAATGTATTAGTAATTCTAATTCAGCATCAGTTAGATTATAAGTTTTACAAGCCCATTTTCTAACAAGCCTATAATATTTAAATAATCCTATTTCGCGTATATCATCAGGTTCTAACCTCATAATACAACAACTACATCTTGTTCTTTGATTACATGAAGTAATTCTCCTTCATAATCTATACCGTAGCCAGCAAATCTGTCGTAGTATATACTATCCCCTGCAGTAATTCCTTCAACATAATTACCAACAGAACGTACTTCAGCTTTTCTGTATCGTATCTCATCTTGATGTTTTTCTGTAAGAATTAAACCAGACTCATTAGGTTTAATTTCTTCCTTAATTGATTTAATTATAATAAACTTATTTACCGCCCTCATGATTGCTCTCTTACATTAGATATTACACAATCAGCAGACATTATTGTTGTTGCTACAGAAATTGCATTTTTTAATGCAGTTTTTGTAACTAATACAGGATCAATAATACCATCTTTGATTAGGTTACATTTTTTACCTGTTATAACATTTATACCCCAGCCTTTTTTAAGATCAGAGTCATATTCAATTCCAGCATTATTTAGTATTGTTTTGTATGGTGCTTTTATAGCATTCATTAAAACATTACCACCAGGCGTATTGTTTGTTGAAATATTTTCAGCTGCGTTATGTAACGCAATACCTGCACCTGGAACAATACCTTCTTTTAAAGCTGCTTTTACAGCATAGATAGCATCTTCAACCCTATCTTTCTTTTCTTTAAGCTCTATTTTAGAATCTGCACCTACATATATAATACCTACAGACCCTGAAAGCATTGCCTTACGCTGTTCAAGCTTTTTCAAAGCATAAGGATTTTTTTCTTCCTTAATTTGCTTTTCAATTGCTAATATACGATTTTTAATTTCATCTGTTTCAGTATTTGTAGCAATAACTGTATTATTTTCATCTGTTACAACTTTTGCAGCAATACCTAAACAACTTTCATCAATTAAATCAAGATCATCACCTAGTTCTTCATTTATTACTTTAGCTCCTGTAATAAGTGCGAGGTCATCCAGCATGTCTCGTCTAATGGTTGAAAAACCAGGTGGGTCAATTATATTGACCTTAATATTTCCTTTAACTTTATTCATTATAAGTGCTGACATCACTTGTTGTGAAACATTACCTATAATCAATATAGCTTTTTTATTCTTTATAGCGTATTCTAAGACACTTTGTATTTTTCTTATAGTTTCTATTTCAGAATCTACGATAAGTACAAGAGGCTCTTCTAAAATAGCTTTATTTTTCTCTTTATCAGTAATTAAGTGCTGTGACTTCAGCCCTGAGTCAAATTGCACGCCTTCAACTGTATCGACATATGTTTTATCAGTTTCAGATTCTTCCATTAATACAACACCATCTTTACCAACAGTATTATAGGCTTCAGCAATAATATTACCTAATTCTTTATCGTTATTAGTTGATATTGTTGCCACATGGTCGAGCATGCCTGCTTTAACTTCTTTTGCTGAACTCTCTAAGTAATTAATTACTTTTTTAGCAGCCGTATTTATGTCTTCTTTTATTTTACGAATATCTGGATTTTCAATATTCCAATATTCTTTTAAAATGGAGTGTGCGAGGACGGTAGCTGTAGTAGTACCGTCACCCGCTTCCTTTACTGTTTTTTGAGCTGCCTCTTTTATGAGGGTTGCGCCGATGTTTTCGACGGGATCCATAAGAACCACGCTATTAGCAACAGTCACTCCGTCTTTTGTAACTATTGGCTTTCCTAGCCCATCTTCATAAATAACGCACTTACCAGACGCTCCCATTGTAGATGCAACAGCTTTTGCAAGCTTGTCAACACCTGTCATAATGCTATTCTGAGCGTCATTGCCAAAAGTTAAATCTTTAACAATTTCGCTTGGTTGATTAAATTCCATTAAATTAAATTTTAAATTGTTTTTTATTCAAATGTTTTTACCACTATTGGGCCTTCTGCTAATTTAAGTTTTTTTGCATAATGTTCTATAGAAGAATCAATTGCTTTTTCAGCACCATCTATAGTTTCCCTTCTTGTAACACTGTTCCATTTGTCGTCAGTGTCTTTCCATTCAGTTTGGTAATAACCATTTGACAATTGTGTAATGCGCCAGTTTTTCTTTTTAGCATAGCGTTTCCACATTTTTTTGGTTTCTTCGGATACTTGGTTTTCTCCGCTTGACCACGAATTGGTTTTGTAATAAAAATAAGTCATAGGTTTTTAGGTTTTTAAGGTTAAAATATTTGTTTTTGGTTATATATTATATTACATTTAATTGTATATTTTTACTGTTTTTATTATTATGGTGTTTTATGGGCATGACTGCACGTAATCATACCATCCTTCTGCATTATAAGGTGGAACATCGGTTGAACTTCCAAGAGCAATTAAAGTTAGCTGAGGTTGAGTAGAAGTGTTTTGATTACTTATAGGCTTATAAACTAAACCAACATATAAAGCTCCACCTCTAAATTTAGTAGCTGGGCTGCCATTGCTATCAGTGTACATATCTAAAGTTGTACCTGAACCTGAAAGTGATCCATCAATAATATCTTGGGTTGTTGTTGGATATGCTATTGTACCTGTTGTAGTTTTAAAGTGTACTCTTATGCTTGTTGAATTAGCAAATCCTCCTGAGCAAGCATCTGATCTTGTTGAAAATGCGCTATATTCATCTGCTGCATTAGCAAACCACCCCATTGGAACAGTACTTGGAATTTCTGTTATACTATTACCATTGCTATCTCTAATTTCAGTAATAAAATAACTATTTGTAAGAGAAGGGGCGGTATCGCTGTTTGTTCCATTGTAGCTTGCATAGTCAAATTTAACAGCATATTGAACACTTCCTGAACTTGTAGTACCTTCTAATAAAAATGGCACCCACGCTCTTTGATATGCGTTTGAACTATCACTTGTTGTAGATGTTAGTGTTTGATAAGTTCTATCCCCTACTTTAGGATATTTATTTTCAGCATCACAATAAAGGGTATCTCCATTGGCCCCTGTAGATATATTTGCATTAAGAGCATCTGTATATGTACCATATCCTGAACCATCAAGGAAGAATGCTCCATTAACACCTACCGTACCACCTGAGCTGAATGGACAAGTTACATCTTTTAATGTATTTTCTGTTACTTCAGAATAAGTATAAAGAGCCTCTACAGTACTAGTGGTTGTATTTACTGTTACCCAATAGTCATTAGCATGCGGGGTAGGATTTGTACCGTACACCATTGAAGCGTCTGAATTAATTGTATAATGTGCATATGTATTTCTTATGTCTCCAAATGCACTCATATTAAACCACAAATAAGCAGGATTATTACCATGACTTGCTGATCCATAAAGTTTTGTACCAACCTCTAAATTAGTTGTATCTATATAAGGAAGTATTCCAATTTGAGTTGATGAACCAAAAGCTAATTCATTTGTTAATAAATTTCTTAATCTTTTAGACTCGGCGGGAGTGGTATGTTCATTAGATTGGGATTGAATATGGTTACCATTGCTATCTTTATATCCTCCATAAAGGGCTACATAATTTGAAGATATATTTATAATATTGACTATTATAGGTATTTTATAATATGTGAAATATCCTGTTTCCCCTGATGTTAATATTAAATTTTGCCCAGCAGGTTTCATTCCAGTTAACCTAATTTCTGTAGTAATCCCAGTACCCACACTGCCAATGAAAAAATTATTTTCTTCAAGTACCCAACTACTAGAAATCCATGGCGTTGATGTAGAAATAAGTTCCGATGGATCATTGCCACCTACTGAACCATTTTCTCTAATCATTAGCCACTTACCATTTAAATAAAGCACATCATTACTTACCCAGTTTGTAGCTCCTACAGGATTATATGAGGGTGTTGCCTGTGTCCAAGTAGCACCATCATTTGTAGAATAATAATATTTATTTCCACCACCAGCTAATACCCAATTATCATTATTATCTGTTGCTATTCTTTTAAGGTCAAAGTTGGCTAATGTTCCAGTTATATTTCCTAATAAAGTCCACGTAGCCCCGTCATCTGTTGACCTAAAATAAGTATTATCATACGGAGACCCAGGTACTAAATTTAATATTATAGTTCCACTTGTTGATGCAACACCACCGTGCCTTCTAGCACTATTTGAAATTTCTGTTGGAAAAGACCCTCCTTGTGATGCTGCATAATCAATTACGTGATTCCAAGTATTTGGAGTGTTTTTATAATCCGTATTTCTCCATAAACCCGTTGACCCATTTAATCCGCTACCGTAATTAATAGAATACCAATTATCATTTAGTTTAAATGTCCAACCAAGAGCAACAAGATTACCGTTGTTATCTCTTTGAATTTCAATTTGAGTTACACTGGAGGTTGTTATTGGATAAGAAGTGTAATATATCCAGCGATTAGTATCACTCCATATTAATTCATCTTGCCCGTCATTATTTATATCATATATTGCTAAGTCTTCTATATTTAAAGCCTGAATCCATTTTAATGTAGGAAGTGATTCTAAAGGATATGAGACCCCATTAAAAGGTTCTTCACTCCAAGTATTTCCACCGTCTGTTGAGGTCAATATCTTGCCAAAACCTGCATCTGTTCTCCATAGTCTTCCAGTGGCAGGGTCATTGTATATTGCCTTATATTTTTGTGGGTTTGTAAAATTAACATAATCAGGATGAGCTGTATAATTGCCTAGCTCATTACCAGCAGTTGGAGCTAAAGGGTCGGGTGCTGTTTGAGGGGGCGAAGTGGCGGCTGAGACTAATAGCTCGTGTAATAATTGAGGTCCAAAAATCATTTTATGCTGGTTGTGAAATTGTATAATAGTATTCGCCTGATCCTGTACAAGTAACTTGTATAAAGTTTACTACAGTATCATCGTAAGTACCTGATAATTTTGTTGCACCAGCCGGGAATGTAACAGTATAACCTCCGTTACCGCCAGTAATTAAAAGCACTTTTGTCATACCTATACCAGCATTTGAGAAAGTCATTGTTAAATTTGCGGAAAGTGTTTGTGTGAATACAGCAGCTGAAGAAAAGTCTACATCTGTAGTAAATGTTGCTGATGTTTTAAATTCATTTGCAGTTTGGGCATACCCTATTGCATTTGTTAAATTAGATGCATCTGCATTAGCTAATTCTTGCCAAGCATTTTGGTGTGCATAGAACATAGTTCCATCGGCATGGGAATGTGCCATTGCGCCGTGGAATGTTGTAGGGCTAGGAAATGCATTTTGATCTGCATAATAAAAAGGAATAACTGCAGTATTAGTAGTTTGGCCATTTCTACTTATAACGTCATCTAAAGTAGACGTTTCAGTATAAGACTCTAAATATCTACCGTCAAGATCTACATTTATTTCTGTACCTGTATTTTGAATAAGTTTTAAAAGCCCTGTACTTGAATTAAACGTAGCACTATTTACAAATGTATTACCAGAACCTAATAAAGAACTAAAGTCAACATCAAACGTAGAATTATCATCCCTTGTAAATGTTGCAATACCTGTTACAGCATTTAAATTACCACCGGTAAGTCTAGCTAAATTTGTATCATCTAAATATAAAGAAAGATCAAGATTAGTCTGAGCACCAGTTTCATCAGTATAAGTAAGTATATTACCTACTAGTGATAATGAAGTATTTGTTTCAGAGGTTAAATAATTTTGAGCATTATGATCACCCCAGTTAAAAGCGGCGTTCCATTGTGTTATATTCGTATTTGTTATTCCGCTAGCAGCAGAAGCTGTGAATATAGGGTCTGATTCATTACCCACTTCTATATATAGCCCATCATGATCGCCCCAACCGTAAGCAGTATCCCAATTTGTAACTTGTGTGGCTGTTATACTGCCCGCCGCACTTGCGGTAAATATAGGATCAGTTTCTACAGTTAAATAACCAACAGCTGAATGATCACCCCATCCATATGCAGTATTCCAATTTGAAATATCTGTTGAAGTAATAACATTTGCATCATGCGCTGTTGTCATTGCATCAGTTATTCCATAACCTGCTACTGTTGTTGGTGTATTTAATAAAGAAGAGAATTCATAATCAAATGGAGTATGATAACTAAATGTACCATTTCCATTTGTTTGAATAGTTTGGCCAGATGTTCCGTATGTTGTTATGCCATTTAAATCATCTGGATATATTGTTATAGTACCACCAGCAGTTACATTAATCCAAGTTAAATCGCCATTTGAATCAACACTTAATACTTTCCCAGGTGCACCAACATTAGTTGATATTATGTCATCAGTTTGAACAGAAAAATCAACAAATTCTAATAATGTTTCACCAGAATCTACTTTTAATATTTTACCAGCGTTACCTGTAAATGTTGAAGGAGTATTAGGTAATGATAAAAAATCAATATTCGCTGTAGCAATTGTGGTCCACGCTAGCGAACCAGAAGATATAGTTAAAAATTGTCCGTCTGCCCCAGCTGCTGATAATTTACCAAGAGTAACTGCACTGTTATCTATTTCGGATGTTCCTACAGTATCTAAAGTAGCTAAGCTACCTGCATTTAATAATGTAGCAATATCGTGGTTATGTGCCCCATCAGCTAATTCGCCTAAACTATTTCCTACATTTCTAAAAGCCCCTTCACCAAAAGTAAAGGTTGGAAAAGTATTTGCAGGGGCACCTCCAGCTAATTCAAATGTTAAAGTATTATTTAAATTAGATATATTATTTACATAATAATTACTTGCTGAATTTTGAACCCATGAAAATCCTGAGCTTCCATCAGAAGTAAGAACATATCCAGAAGAAGGTGTATTTGAAATATTAAGCTTACTTTCAGTTATAACACCATCTGCTATTTTAGCTGCAGTAACAGCTGCATTATTAATTTCATTTGAGTTAACTTTGTCTAATGAAGCTAAATTACCTAAATTAGCAACTAAATCTTGTGCATTTACATTTAATGTAACTTGATCTAATATTTGATTAACCGAAAGAAAAGCAGCTTCACCTAATTGTATTTGCTGATCAGCAGTTCCATTAATACTAAATACCAATGTATTTCCTGAAATACTTACCCCATCAAGATAATAATTAGTATCAACACCCCCTGCTGCTTCCCAAGTAAAACCACCTAAACCATCAGATGTTAATACTTGACCAGCCGTTCCATTACCATCAACATTTAAATATTGTGAAGTAACAATATTATCTGAAGCAATATCAGCAAAGGTATGAGAGTGCGTAGCTAGGGCAAAGTCATCTGAATCTGAAAAAGCAGCTGTACCTAAATCTAAAGTCTGATCAGTTGCTCCGTTGATAGAAAAAGTGACTATACCTGTTTGGTCATCATAAGATATGCCATCAAGATAATAGTTAGTATCAGCTGTATTACCTGCTGATAAAGATATATAATCAGCTATACTTTGTATTGTATATTTTTTTGTGCGATTATCAGCTGAATCTATACCTATTAAATAATCAGTATCTTCTACTATACTATCTATAGGCGATCTATCGAATAATGTTGCCATTCGTTTTAATTTTTAGTATTGTTTATTTTAGTCCCTTTACCAAAACCAGAGCGATTTCTTTTTGCAGATACAAAGGACATGGTGGTATGATCGTAATCCATACCTTCAATATTTTTACCGGATTTTTTCGCAGCTCTCCGCTTGCGCTGGTTTTCCGCTTTCATGGCTCGACGCCGAGGGCTCATCGCAACGGCCTTATCTCGTGCCTTCTTACGACGCCGTGCCTCAGGTGAAAGCTTTTGCATTATTTTTTCTTTAACGCTTTTACACCTTTCATCTTAGCAGGTGATTTGCCTGTCTTATAATTTTTACCTGCTTGAGCTTTAGATTGTTTCATTTTAGGTGTTGTATTTTTTCCTTTTTCAATCTTTGCTTTTGGCCCAATTCCTGAATTAGCCTGTTTTGTTTTGTCGCCTTTCATTTTAGCAGGAGAACCTTGTTTACCTACTCTTTTAACACGTGCTTGCATTTTAGCATTAGGAGCTTTAGGCATTCCTTTACTAGCAGCGGGGGCTTTGCCTTTACTTTTCTTTTTAAGACCAGCTACACCTTTCATTTGCGCAGGTGATTTACCCGCAGATCTTTTTTTAGCTGCTTCCGCAATACCTCTTTCTCCTCCAGCACCACCTTCTGTTAAGATTTCTGCCATTTGAGTACCTGAATTAGCAATTGCTTTACTGCTTGATCTTACTTTTTGTGATTTAGCTCTGTAGTCAGCAATTTCTTTTTTAATTTGTGCAGATGATACACCTCTTTTTTTAACTTGAGCAATTAATTCATCTGGCGTATAATCACGAATTTTAGTATATTCTCCTTTACCTACTTCTGCTAAAGTTTTTCTTTGAGAAGCTTTTGCATCTCCTTCTTTTTTCATAGGTGATTTACCATATGATTTAGCTGGTGATTCAGGCGCCGCTAGAATAGCTTTCTTTAGATGTTCTGGTAAGTTTTTTTGTTTTCCTACTAACGCCTTCATTAAAGGAGTTTTAGGATTCATTTTAAAAGGTGATCCCATAGTTATTAATTTATAATAACCACACCCAACTTATTTTTGCCAGGTGTGGTTGTTTTTATTATTATTCAGTAGATGTTCCGCTAAAAATTTCCATAGCTTCTGCAACTAATTTTGGTACTTTGATTTTTAGATTATTAGTATCTATTGCGTTTAATGTAGTTTCAAGTGTATTAAATTTTTCTCTAATTTCTGCTCTAGATTGTTTAATTTCGTCTGGTATCGCAGCACCTATATCTGTATTTCTTATAATATACCAATCAGTTTTAGCTAAAGTATTGTATGTAAAATTTTTAGCTGCCTCAAGCGCATTTGAAACTTTATCTTCATTACGCTTAATTTGCATTTCTTCTTGTTCTTTTAAAATATCCATTACTTTTTGCTTTTTTATTATTTTATTTTAACTCTAAGGTTTATTTCACATCCTCTACCGGCATTTTCATAAGTAGTGGCCTGACCTTGAGTATAATCACTATGATTTACTATTCCTCCTTCAAAAAAATCACCACTCCAGTTAACTTCAACAATTCCCCAATAAGCCTGTGCAAGGGATCTATTACGCATATTATCAAAATAAGCATTTCCATAAGCTTGTCTTTTAGAGGGTGCACCCTTACCACTACTTTGAATAGCTGGATAACTCTCGTACGTGAGTGCTTGGTCCGCAATACTAACGCTTTGGAAGTTATCTCCTAGCATGTAGCCCCCGGTTGATCCAAACGCTCTTAAATACCTGTCGTAGTAGTCGACGTCCCACATCCCTGATATATTAAAAAGCCCAGAATTAGCCACTTGGTCGATTATATAATTTTCAGAAGCTGTTATAGAATTAGGAAATTCTCTGCCACTGAAATCGTTATAATCCGCATTCGGTCTTCCTTGCAATCTTGAATATCTTCTAATTAGCATTTCTGGAAATCTCCATGAAGTAAATACTCTTCTATATACCCCATCAGATTCAGCATCAAGATCTTGAAAAAATGGAGTAGCGGCCGCTGTGGCTGCATCTGAACAAGTATAAACAACATCACATTCTAGTTGAACTGTTAAATCCATTAAGTTATGTTCATCCATTTTTTTACTTAGAAAGTCCTTAAAATATTCATTATTTGCATCTTTAAATAAAGTAGCAGGGTATTGGTGGCCTGATCGATGCACATCAAATTCATCAGGGGATGTTAACCAGAATCCGTGTTCGGCTATGTTAGGGCCATACTGCCAAAAAATTGGATCAGGATTAGTATCATTTAGTATACTCAACTCAGCCCACCTAAAATTTTGAGCCGCAGCAGGGTTGAAGTCACTTGAATTTGCAGTTCCCCATTTGCTACCATTAATATGTTGATCTGGGCGTAAAATAGGGTTTGCTCCCCTTGTATGATTCCACAGCGCAATTGGATCTAAAAATTTTGTGTCAGTACCCATTTGGCTAATTTTTTCAAAGTCGTAACCACTAGGATAATTAGTGGTAAGAAAAGGAGAAAAATGAGTAAACCCTGTTGCTTCCCAATCATAAGAGCCTGCGCTCCCTCCTACTGGTGCTGGGTCAGCAAATCCGCCTTGGCCATCGGACACCGCTGTAGTTAAAGCACCGGTTGTTGGGTCAGATGTAATTTTTGTATCTCCTACGAATAAAGAATTAGAAGATAAGTATAAGTGTCTAAATTTTTTCTCTGCTGAACCTAGGTCATAAACTTCGTTTGTATCTGGTATAATAGATTGAGAGAGGGCTGTTAGATCTGCCCCCACTGGTGAAGCCACGCCATTTTCATCTACATTTTCAAGACCGCTTGCTCCCAGCTTAATTTTTTTATCATTAGCTTCTGCAAAGAAATTACCTTGCTCATCTGCAGAAAGCTTTACTTTTTTGTTCTTGTCTAAGAACAATTCATATTTGTCTGGCATGGTTTTTGTTTTTATTATTATTCTCCTTCAAATGCAATAGTAGCATTTTTTATTATAGTATAAATATTTTCTGTTGTAGCACTTAAAATTGCAGTTTCAAAAGTATTAAATTTTTCTATAGCAGTAGCTCTTTCGGCTGCTATATCTGCAGGAATTTCAATTTCTCTTTCAACATTTCTTGTAACATACCAATCCGTAGCAGCTAACTTCTTCGATGTAATTGATCTTGCTTTACTTATTTGATAAGTTTGCAATTTTTGTAAATATTCTTTGTTCATTTTTTTTATTTTTATATTATTTTACATTAACTAACATATCAAATACTATTCCGTCTTGTAAATCAAAGTAACCTGCTATATCAGATATTGATGTGGCGCTTGATATAGTGGGGTCGGCAGACTTCATGTTGACGCTTGGGTTATTAAGTTGCATATCTATATTAAGAGAAAGTGAGGAACCCAGTTGGGCGTAGTTATCTTGTATATTATTATATTGGAAAACATTAGGCTGACCAAACGGGTTAGAACTTGTTCCTAGGTTCCAAAGTGCAGCTCTATCTGCACCAAGGCCGTCGTTGTAGTCATAATTACTGTCCGCCATTGATCCCATCATAATTCCTCTTGTGTGCCCTGAAAGATTAGATGTGGCCGTTTTAAATGCATACATATAGCCTTGTGTCATTGTCCAAAGCGGTATACTAGTAACATTTGTTAAATTATTAAATTGGCCTTGCTGAAAATAAGGTATTTGCGCTGCTTTTACAGGGTCTTGAATTTGAAGTTTAGCAGATAAACTGAACTCAAAATTTAAAATAGGTAAATTTTCTTCGTCCATTTTATTTACTAGAAATGCAGAAAGGTCATCCCCATTTTCATCTGTTATAAATGAAGATGTATAATCATAATTTCCTGAGTTAATAGCAACCGCTCCGAAAGTAGTATATTGGGTAGTGTTCGGGTTACCAAGATAATTTCCCCAAATTACTTCAAGAGGGCCTGTGTTTGCAGCATTTGCCGCAATAACCATATCATTATACAGGTATTCCATTGAAAGCTTGGAATTAATACCATTGACATTAATCGGGTCGTTGGCAGCAATATTTTTAGTTGAGCCTCTCCAATCATAAAATTTAGCATCCCCTACTGGTGCTGCTGGTGCTGTAAATTGCCCTTGCTCATCAGCAACAACAGTTGATAGTGCTCCTGTAGTTGGATCTGATGACAATTTAGTATTTCCTATATAAATAGAATCAGATGAAAGATATAGATCTTTAAACTTGTTAGTTGCAGATCCTAAATCTAATGTTTCATCAGTTGCAGGTTCTATAGCACTATCTGTTAATGCTACTCTTTGCCCTTGCTCATGTTGCAATACTATATTTCCCGCATCATCTGCTGCAATATAAGTATCGTCATTTGTACCTAAGATTATTTTGTTTTTATCTGGCATGGTTGTGTTTTTAATGATTAATCAATATTTTTAACATGCATGTGTTCTAGATTGTTATATCACATTTTATTAATTAGATTTAAGTTCTTTCATCTTATTATATAAATGTTGTGCTAAAATTACTTCGTGAGGGTTATCACGACACACATCTTTAGTTAATTTTTTGTATTCAGAATAGAATGTTGCTTGTGTTGCGCAGCTCGCCATCAGACTTGCCACAAGTACACTGATTAGTATTGTTCTCATGTTTGTTGGTTTGTGCGATATGTATTTCAATAAGCGCGTTAGTTAGTTTGTCGATACTCTTACGTATCTCTTTTAGTTCATTGCGAAGACCATTACTCTTCACATATACAGTTTGTTTATCCATTATATTTAATTATTACGGGCATCTAATAATCCCCTTTCATATTCGACTTTCTTTTCAAGCTCTATAATACGATGCTCTAATTCTTCTATAAGTATTATTTTCTCATCTAGCCTATCATGGACAAGATGTATTTCATCTTTAAGTGATGTGAATTCAGAAAATATACCACCTGCTGCAAATACAGCTGCAATAAATGATACAACTATAGATAAGTTGTTTTTTATAAACGAATCTTGCATGAATATTTTATTACACATATATAAGGATTCTCACATAGAGAGTGCGACATTAGCCTACTACATATATAATATTATAACCCTATTGTCACAGTTTTTAGGTATTTTAAAGCAGCCCCGCCTGGATCGTAAAAATTAAGTTAGATAAGTTGAGGTTTTGTATTACACGTAACTAATTGGTACTCAGCGCTTTAACTAAAATCCATTATTTTACCCCACCCCCCTAATGTGCTTAGTATCAAGTACATAACTTTTGACTTTTTGTGCTCGGTATTTTACAATGTAAACACGAACTATTTTGGATAATATAGTTAGGCTCCGATCA